TTGGATGCCTTTTTGAACGTCTTCCGAGATTGCTCCAGACTCTACTAATTTTGATATTGCGTCTATCATTTTATTTCAGGTCCTTTATTATGTTTGTTAGTGCCTCTTTCAGGAACTTTTGTGCTTTAGGGTCATTTCTAACTTCAGCCGCCAAACCCTTTGCCATATTACCACCCTTTGTATTCATTAGGTGTTCGTATATTGGCGTAGGATAAGCACCCGGTGCCGAAGGTTGGGCCACAACATCTACTGTGATGATCTCGAAGTCTGAAACTTCACCGTTTCCGTACTCGGACATGTTTCCAGATCCTCTACTTGATACGCCTAGTTTCACACCTGATTCCAACATAGTTTTGACAAGTTGGCCCATTGGTGTTGGTAGGATTTTCATCTTACCGTATCCATTTGGTCCGTCCATCCACATTTCTGTGATCATGTGTGACACACGGTCCAAATTAATCTTTAAATCATCTGGGTGATCTACTTCACCTAACACAGAGTATCCTGAACTAATCTGATCGTTCAGTGTTTTGGTCGCTTTCGCAATTTCCTGCACTGGATACGTTCTTTGATTAGCATTTTTAATCCCACCTTGAATACAGATGCCTTTCATGTACAAATCCTTACCCTCGTTCTCGTGTAAGATCTGTAATCTGGCTTCGTTAAAAGTTAGATTCTCTCTTAGGTATAGTGAGCTCATCCGATGTTCTCCGTTAAATCAACAATTACGCTTTGGCAATTGGAGATTTTGCAGATTTATCAGAGTGGTCAGCAGTGTCCGCCTTTTCATTCTTTTTGAATGAAGTAGATTTTGCTTTTCCACCTGTGTTTTCAAAGTCACCTGCCATTTTAGCCGCAGTTGGAGCCGGTCTTCCGTTGTCGTCTGCTCCACCTTTTGCTATGTTAGCCGTTGTACCGCCTGCTGATTTAACAGAAGCGTTTACTGGTGATTTTGCTGATTTGTCTGAGTGGTCGGCGCTGTCCGCTTTGACAGGATTTTTGTATTCTTTCATTTTTTCCTTGTCATGCTTCATTTTGCCTTCCATTTCAACTTCTGGAGTTAACTCTGGTGCAACTTCTGGTGCAAAAGTTTCGTCTTTTTCTTCTTCACCGTCTTTCTTGCCCATCATTGCTTCGAATTCTGCTTTTAATTCATCTAAAGCGTCTTCCAAGTCAACTACTCTGTCTTCAACATCGCCTTCTGCGTCTGCTTCTGGTTCCATATCTGCTGGCATTTCTTTATCCATGTCTGCATCCATTTCGCCTTCTTCTTCTGCTGAGATGTCTTTAACCAATTCGTCAGTTGCGTCACCGCCTACTTCTTCAATTGATTCTTCTTCAGTAGTTTCTGATTCTGTTGCTTCGTCTTCGATTTCAACAACTTCGTCTACTTGTTCGTCTTTAGACTCATCTGAAGTCTCGTTAACTTCGTCATCTTTTGCAGTTTCTTCTACTTTTTCTTCTGTAGTTTCGTCTACTTTTTCTTCTGATGATTCAGTTTCTTTAACTTCTTCGTCTTTTGATTCAGCAGTTACTTCTTCGTCTGCTAAATTCTCGTAGATATCTCTAGATTTTTCTACTACGATTTCGTGGAATAAAGCCTCTGCTTTATCGTTTTCTTCGTTTATTAGTAATTCTAATAAACTCTCAAATTTATTATTTGACATATTTAACGAGCTCCTTTAATTAGGTCGATTTGTACTTATAAGTGTTTGTATTTACTGTAAAACGAGTAAAAGAGTGTAGTAATTGGTGCGAAAAGGTGTATTTTGGTTAGATTTTGATTTGTAAGTCAAATTTTGCTAGGAATTCTTCAGTTGTCGGTTGAGACAGGTTATTATTCCACTCTAGGTCTTTAGGTCTGAACCAGCCTTTTGGGATCACACGATGGAATTTAATCCCTGGGAAGTCCTTTAAAATATTTTTTGTTTGATTCATCCAGTTGCCGTAGAAGGTAGCCTCGTCGTTGCTCTTTTTGTAGTTACGTGTATCACCATAGAGGTTGTTAAGGTGGAATCTGTTCTTGTTAGACTCTACAGCCAACCCTTGGTAGTCAAAACCCAAAATGTAAATATCATCAAATCCTTGCTCACAGGCCAGTCTCAGTGCAGTTGGTCCACTAGACCAACCTAGGCTGGGTTTAGACCATGTAACATGATCCAACAACTTCTGATGCTTTTCGTATTGATTGTTGTAGTTGGAATACACTTTATTATGTATAACGTAATCAGTCTCTGCTATCTCTAGCATCATCTTGGGATCCACTGCCACTAGCCAGTGTGGTTGGTGTGTCCTGTACACGGCGTTACACGCAAAAACAGTGGCTTTACTTTTGAGATCATTGATATCCAATCCCTTACGTGACTGACCGTTACCTAATACGAATGCTGTTTGTGACATTATAACTCTAAGTTATCGTCTTGGGCAGGTTGTCCGTACATCTTTTGGACGAATACTGCTTCTTCCTTCTGTTGTGCATCGTGTGCCTCTGATGCCAACCTCATAGAGTTGATTTGTTTGAGTGTCAAACGTGTTTTTCTTGTATCTTCTGCGTCTAATATTGAAATATCGTTCTCCGGCTCGTATGTTTTGTCCTGTTCAAAGCCATCTGCGCCGTATGTGAAAAATTCATTAAGTTTCATATCAGTATTTAACCTTAAACCTGTCCGCCGCCACCTGTACCGCCTGGTGTCTGTCCGCCTGGTGTCTGTCCTGGTCCACCTGGTGCTGGTGATCCTGGTTCTGGTGCGTCTGGATCTGCTGTTGGCTCTTCAAATTGGTCTAGGTCACTTGATATTCCCGATTGTGTAACACCGCCACCTCTCAATTCATTTGATTTGCTCTGTTTCTTCTGAGGCACGTTGTTTTCTTCTGCCCATAGTTCTGCGTTCCTTGCCATTTCTTCTTCAGAAAGACCAAGATATCTTTTCAATGCAAACCTCTTACTCATGTAAGGTAAGTCTGCCACTGCTGTGAATGTGTTTACCCTGCTTTGGTCCATTTCTGTCTGCCTGTACTGTGCAAAGTTCTGTGGTGGATTAAGTTTTATCTCAAACATTCCGTTGTCTATGTTGTAACCTTTGTTTTTTACCCATAATTTGAACTCACTGTCAAATGTTTCTGCCAACATGCTTTGTAATCTTGCACAATACTTGTTGAATCTCAATTCTTGGATGTATGCCGTTCCGACCCTGCCGTCATTGTACTGTTGTCCACCGTCTTCTGCACCTGTTGGTAGGTATGAACTTGGTATCCTCAAACCTCTGAACAGTTTGTTAGTGAAGAATCTCAAGTCATCAATCTCACCTAGGTTAGTACCACCCGGTAGTGTGTCCACTTTAGATCCTCTACCTTCCGCCGTCTGTGGGAAGAAGTAATCTTCGTTTATGCTCATTGGGTTGTAGGTTGCATCAACGAAGTTTGCACCACCTGACGAACTTGGAATTCTTCTCTGATTGATCTCGTTCTTGACTCTCTCAACGAACTGCATCGCCAAGTGTGTAGGCATGTTACCCACGTCAATGTAAAAAACTCTTCTCTCAGGTGCTCTTTGAACTCTGTAAATGATGATTGCGTCTTCTAGTAACTCTTTCTGTTTGTAAACTTTGAATATTTGTTCTAATACTGACTGTCCAAACGGAAATAAGTTGTCTAACCCGTCCGACATACTCATGTGTATCACATGTTCTGCATTGATGTTGTATGCATTCATTGTTTTGTAGAATCTGCCACCTGCGTTACCGCCTGCGAATCCTGACATGTTGTTTGTGGCACCTGCGTTGGCATAACTTGATCCGTATGCCGCTGTACCACCACCAGTTGTTCCACCGCCACCATATGTTTGGTTAGGTGTTATCTGTGTTGCACTTAATCTTTGTAGGTTAGGGTTGATGTCCCTGATAACATACTGCTCGGGTTTCTTTCCCTCGGACTCATTTACAACGATCCTGTCAACTTTTGCGTTGTCAATGTACAACCATTTCTGTGTCTCCGGATCTCTGACGAAGAAACAATCTCCGTACTTCAGTGCGTTCCTGAATATCCTAAAGATTCTCTTTGAGAACTGATTGGATTTCGTCCATTGCTGTAAAGCCTTCTTCAATAATTTTACTTCGTGCTCTGTGGTCTCATCCTTGAACACAAGATCAAACGGTGTTTCGTTCTCGGTGTTCTTCTGTGTTGAGAATTCTGCCAGGATGTCCAGTGCCGCATTGATCTCACTGTCTGAATCCATTTGATCATACTGGAAGTATCTCTGTATCCTGTTAGGGTGTCCTGTGTACACATCCGGCAAGTAAGAACTGTAGTTCCTCTTGGCGAAGTTGGGTACCTTCTCACCTGATATTGGTGAAAGGTTAGCGTCTTTAAAATATTTTTTCCAAGCCATACTTTATTATACTAGACTTCCGCCCATGTTTGCAAGATTATTCTTTGTTGATTTGGTATTTTTTTCTGTCATAGCACCTATCGTTACTAGCGTATTTAAGTGGTTTGCTGTTTTTTCGGTCAAGGCTATGAGTTGTTCTGTGTTTGCGTTCAGTTTTGTCATGTCCATTGACGTGGTATTGTTCGTCACACTGTCGCCTGCTGTGGTATTTGTGTTTGTCACACTTGTTGTTTTATTAGTCATTTGACTTACAGCGGCCGCTAACTGCTTGGACAACTCGCCAACGTTCCTCTCGGGTAGGACCATCTCCGACCCATGGAGTGTTGCTCGTGTTCCAGAACCAAAGTCTTGGAATCCTTCAGTTCCGTTATTGGCAGAAATTCCTCCTCCTATGGAAGTATCTCCCAAGTCAACTTCTTCATATTTCTTTTTTTTCTTATCCTTCTTGAATATGTTTATATCGCCGGTGACCAGGTAGTCTTTGAATTTCTTCAGTCCCTCATAGAACTCGTCTAGTCCACCACCCTCTTTGACTATGTCCTGGATCTTGGTGTTGAACGCTGACGTGAATCCCACAACTGCTTCACTGTTGTCATACAGGACAGGTGCCAGCAGTTCGAATCTGTCTATCTGTAGTTTGGATGCCACCCTGTCGAATGAACTGGTGATATTCCTTAAATTCTTTATGTTGTCTCCCACTGCCTCGAGTTCAGTTTGTATCACTGATGGGTCTACCGCTTTACCTATGCTCTGCACGACGGCGTTCAAAGCCTCGCCGAACCCGCCACCTGCTAGTGCGGCCTCACCAAATGCCTCACCGTCTTTCATCACGTCGGCTGATATGGTCTTGATGCTGTTCTGGAACGCAACCAGGTCTCCTGTGTTCTGGAATTGTTTGATCGCATCGTTGAACGCACCGCCCGATAGAGCAGTTAGTTCTCTGCTGGTATCACTGATAGGTGCACCCAGTCCGATCACTTCCTTGGCCAGTTGTGCCAGTGGTCCGGGCAACGCACTCACACCCAGTGACAATGTCTTGGCATCCTTGGCATTCATTTTTGTAAGTTGTGACTGGAACACTCCGTCCGCGGCCATGGCCATGTTCTGGTTGTTCAGCTCATCAACGCTCTGTCCTGTCAGTTTGCTCAAGGTAACTAAATTTTTTGTGTACTCCCTGGTTCCTTGCAGAAGTTGTGCCTGCGATAAATTGTTCAGGTTGCCCCTCGCCCTTTCCAGTTCTAGGAAAGTTGTCATGTAACCTGCTGTGTCATCCAGTGTCAGACCAAATTTTGCGAATTCATTTTCTGTGATGTCCCTCAGTTTTGAGGTTAGTCCCACTATCTGTGGTACCCCTTGGTCTACTGATCCAAAGAATTTTGCCAACAGTCCAGAGTTGGTTCCGATCAGGTCCGTGAACTTGCCCAGAGGCATCACTGCGTCCCCCGCCGCCCTACGTAGCATCACTATGGAACTACCAAATGTGGCTCCTGTCTTGGCCAGTTGTGTGAATGATTCAACGTTGGAATCTATCTCACGTGCCAGTTCCTTGGTTATCTTGCCGAGGACCGGTATGTCACCGAACCCTGCGTTTATAAAGTCTTCCACCGAACTGATTGATTTTGTTGTGTCTGAAAATGCTAGACCTGTCTTTATACCTGCTGTGGCAACACTTACAATGGCGTCCTTTAAAAAGCCAAGAGCCTTGGTTACCAGACCCATCACCCCTGCTCCTGCTTTGGCCGTTTTCTGGAATTTCTCCAATGCTTCTATGGAATCGTCAATTTCAGCGTTGAGTTCTTTGGTAAGTTTGCCTCTTTTCAAGAGATCTGTTCGCTGGGCCTCTAACTGTGCTATAGCCATCTTCCTGGCGCTGGTCTCTTGCTTGATTGTCTTGGTTCCGTCTATGGCAGATTTTGTAGATCCTCGCAAGACCCTGGTAAGGTCCTTGAGCTCTGCGGTCATCTCTTTCAATAATTGTTCTAATTCTCTGTCCATATGGTTTTATTTCTTACCTTTTTGTACGCATATAAATATTGACACCTATATGCATTTAGTGTATATTTATAGATATAAAAAACATGGAAAATACTAACCCATTACAGAAGTACTACAGGCAACCGGCCATATACATCAAGTTGCCCAGTGGTGGCAGATACTATCCCAAGGAGGCATTCACTCCCACAGAGACAGGTGAGATACCAATCCTGCCAATGACTGTGAAGGACGAGTTAGCATTCAAAACACCAGACGCCATGATCAACGGGCAATCCACAGTGGATGTTATCAAGAGCTGTGTGCCTAACATGTTAGACCCATGGAAGATGGTGAACTACGACACGGATGCTGTGTTGCTGGCGATCAGGATCGCGACCTACGGTGAGACCATGGATGTGAACTATCGTGTGCCGGTGACCAATGAGGAGCAATCACACACTATCAACCTACCCGCACTGCTGGAAGATCTCGGCAGGACCGAAATAGTGGATGAGACCACGACTTCAACAAAATTCAAGATCAAAATAGAACCGCTGACATATAAATCACTTACCAAGATACAGATTGCAAGGTTCGAGCAACAGAAGATGTACGGAACAATAGACAACAGCACAATGACCGATGAGGCAAAGCAGTCGGCATTCGCAAAAAGTTTCCAAACCCTGAACATGGTCAACTTCTCACTATTGGTCGATTCGATCAAAACCATCACAACACCGGAAGGTAACACCGTGGTGGACAGAGCACAGATTATCGAATTCTGCAACAATGCAGATGCAAAGACAGTGACGGAGATACAGGAAAAACTTTCCGAGTTAAGGGTACAAGCACAGATACCACCGTTGAAACTCAAGACCACAGAAGATCAGATCAAGAAGGGTGCACCAACTTCGTTCGAAGTACCGGTGACATTTGACAGCTCAAATTTTTTCGGGTAACGCTACTGACAAAGGGGAACTCTGAAATTGTTTCCTACCTAAAGGACTTCGACAACGAAGTCAAGAATCTCAAACTCGAAACAATGAAAGTGTGTTGGTTCATGCGTGGCGGCATCACCTGGCAGGAAGCACTTAATCTTTCGCCGGAGGAACGTGGTGTGGTAGCACAACTGGTAAAAGAGAACATGGAAACTACTAAAAAAAGCGGTCAACCTTTCTTCTAAGATATAGTATACTATAATGGTATTCCAAAATGCAGATAATTAACACTTACATATGTCCGAAAAAGACCTAGTCAAAGAACTCAAATCAGCAATCGTAGAAATCACAAAAGACCGTGATGATGCCTTGGAGAAAATGAAATCCAAGGATAGTCGGAACAAGCAGGTTCTGATCAAACTGGAACACTCCACGGCAGACGTGCAGAGTCTGGGACACAAGATAGGTGATCAGAACAAGGTGATAGCAGAGCTGAAGGCCAGGTTGGAGACCAAGGACAAACTGCTAGAGGAAGCACTGCAAAAAATCCGTGGCATACATGACGATTCCACAATAGAACAATCCGACACATCAGAAAAGCCAGAAGACAACGAATAGTTGATTGTCAGAGACGGCTTACGCCATCTGAAACTTCGCTTACGCTCGTTTCGTTTTCTCAATTTACGCTTACGCAAAGTAAAAATTAACGGTACACGCATATTGCGTGCCCTGTGGTAGATGAGCAGTCACAATTCGGCTATTTCTAGCCGAACCGACTTGAACCCTGTGGTGAGTTCGCAGTCACTATACATCGCTACCGGAGTTGGGCGGTTGTGCTGTACCCATTTGCTCATTCATTACAACGCGAGTCCACCAAACCCTTGTATAATAGTTCTTGGTCGACCTGGGGATTAACTTTTTCTAAGAGCCCCATCATTTTTTGCTGTGTGCATCTAAGGATTCACCTGTCGCTTGTTAGCCGCATTTCCTTGCTCACTGGTTGCGATGCTATGTTTGCCTGTTGGAAATTTTTAAGAAATTTTTGTTTGCCTATCGCACTTGTTTATATGAGTTTTAATTTAGAGTCAATCTTTTTGGCTTTAAATACCATCATGCATTGGACGTACCAAGGAAAAGAAATTACCAACATTCCAGAAGACATAGTCGGATTCGTGTATCTCATAACGAATACAACCAACGGCAGGATGTACATAGGCAAGAAACTTGCGAGATTCAAAAGATCCAGACCACCCCTCAAAGGCAGAAAGAACAAGCGTAGGTACAAAGTGGACTCTGACTGGCAGGACTACTATGGATCCAGTGATGACCTCACGATCGATGTCAACAAAATTGGTAAAGACAAGTTCGCAAGAGAGATACTTTTCTACTGCAAGTCCAAATCGGAATTGTCCTACGTGGAGGCACGTGAACAATTTTCACGTAAGGTTTTAGAGACCAACGAATACTACAATGGACACATCCGTGTGCGTGTGCATGGAAAAGGGATATTAAAAAATGGGGAATAAGTGTGTACTACCATTTATAAATCAAGACTACCAGTTTGATGCGCCTTGTTGTATTTTAGGTGATTTCAAAGCAGACAGGGACACAGATCAATTATTAGATGACCACAGAAACAATCGCCAAAGTAGGTTCTGCAACGGCTGTTGGAAAACAGAGGCATTGGGGATAAAGTCAAAAAGACAAATAGCCAACGAAACATATAAAGAAAATCTAGCACAGACGGAACGGTCAGTAAGTACGGCAGTGATACCTGTTGGTAATGTGTGTAATCTTTACTGCGTGACATGTAATCCAATGGTAAGCACGTCATGGCTGAAGAAATATCAAAATGTGTATTTTGATCTGTCACAAGTTAGAGCCGAGAAATTCAAAGACATGAAAGTAATAACAGATATTAAAGCGTCTGATGTACAAGATATACACAAAATTAAGCACATAGAGTTTATAGGCGGAGAAACACTAAAGTCTGCATCACTATGGAATTACCTATCGATACTGGACAAGGATAAATCATTCTCCTTACAAACAAATGGAACAGTGGAACTGACACAGAAGCAGATAGAGTTGCTATCTAGTTTTAAAAAGTTTAACATATGTTTCTCTCTTGATGGATATGGAAAAATATTTGAATACATACGACAACCAGCAAAATGGAATCAGGTACGAGACAATATCAAACAGTACATTAAAAATTTTGGAATTGACCATTTATCGACATACGTTACGATTAGCAACTTGAACGTATTTTACATCGATGATATCGTGCTTAATCTTTTTAAACTCCTCCCCCGTAAGGTAGAACTGAATCTAGTAACTTACCCTCCGGAGTTTGCTTACGATAATCTTGCTAAACATGTCGGGACAGAGGTTGAAAAAAATAATCCTATGTTCTTTAAAAAGAAAACGGTAGAGTGGAGAGGGACCTCGTCATCGTCGGTAAAGATGATGGATAATTTAGAAAGACAAGATAGGTTTAGTAAATTGAAATTTGCAGATCATCTGCCCGAGCTTTTTTCTCTCTTATAAAAAAACCCCCGACTCGTAAAAGCCGAGGGTTTTAAACTTTAAATGTTAAAGAAAATTACGCCGCTGTTTTAGCCGCATTCTTAACTTCTTGGATCTCTTTTCTTCTTGCTTTGATCAGTTTAGATAATTCTGCTAGGGCCTTTCTGGCTCTTGTTGCAGAGGCTTTCACGCCCTTATCAACGAACTTACCATTCTCTTCTGAGTAAGTTTGAATTGCTGTCATGATAGCATCATGTGTTTCATTTGACATATGTTTTTTCTCCTTCTATTGTCGTACGATATAATTAATTAACATATGTTACATTTAAGCACATAAGATGTGAGTTAGTCAATAGAAAATGCAACATTGGTAAATTTAAATGGTATACGTTACCAACAATTTAAGGAAAAGTACATATGTTAGATTTTACAAACTCTGAAAAGATCTATTTTGATTTTTGGGTAAAATCTGAATATTTTTTGAATCCTCCCTTCATGAAACTTATGATAGATGATGACGTGTTTTTTGAGGATCATGTGAAAAAGGACATCCACTTACGTTTCCAAAAAAAGTGTAGTTTTGATGATATACACAAAATTAAAATTTTGAGATCCGGAAAAACAAATCGAGATACAAAATTTTTGCCAGACGGTTCTTTAGAATCTCAGATGTTGACGATGGAGAAAATCAAGATTGATAACATAGACCTAAAAAATTTAATAAGCCATAGATGTGTGTACACGCCAATATATCCAGTGCAGTGGGCCACAGAACAAAGAAATCAAGGCATTCAATTAAGTGACACCTTAAATGGCACCACTGCATTAGGTCACAATGGCCAATGGGAGTTTGATTTTAGATCTCCGGTATACAAATTTCTAATAGACTGGATACAAAATAGATTATGATAATTTCTGATAAAAATCTTACACAAGAATTAATACCACTGCACGATGATTTTCTAGATAATGTTAAAAACAAATGGTTGGAAGAGTCTCATCCTTATGTGAAAAATAAAGACTGCGTACCCATTTTACACGACTGGTTCAGTTCTACCAAAGTCAACGACTTACAAGGATTAAGCAATTTCCCCTATAAGGATGTTACCATGGGTAATACTCATTATATAGAGTCATTCGTAGGAAAACATGGATTTGATGGTTTTCAGGTGCTCAATCAAGAATATGCCTATTATTCTTTCATGGGTAAATGGGGAGTTGAGGTTGGTAATCTTGAAAAAAATAAACCATTGATCATAACACTGCCGCATTATACATGGGGTGGATTGAGACCTGAATGGAATGATGTTCTTAAAGAATGTGAACAAAAGAATATAGACATTCACATAGACATGGCTTGGTTAACTTTGTCTAAAGGGATAGAAATAGATTTTGAGCATCCGTCTATTTCAAGTGTAGGAATGAGTATCAGTAAGTATTCTATGCAATGGAACAGAATTGGTCTAAGGTGGTGCAAACAAAGAACAATGGACAGCATCACTATGTTTAATCACTATTATCAACCCCACACAAACGGAAATTTAAGTTCATGTGGCGCATATGCTGTGCAAAATATTCCAAGAGACTATGGATGGAATACCTATGGAGAAAAATATTTTAAAATTTGTGATAGTATAGGTGTTAAGCCAACAAATTTAATACACGTTGTTCATAAAGGAGATGAAAATAAAAGTTTTGGTGTGAGTAATTTATTGAGATCCGGAAAATTTTAGGCGTTGCCAGAAAATACTATCTTTTGTTTAATATTGTGTACCATTCCTTGAAAGTGACCGGGTAGTTTGTTTTTCTAATACGATCTAGATCTTTGATGTACTTTAATAATTCCTCTTTACGGTCTTCTTTTTGTATGTTCAACTGTTGCCTTATCGAATCAAATATTTTACCTTTATAATTTTTTATTTTTTCTAATACTATGTTTTTGGCTTGTTGCGGGAGATAACTTATATCTAAGTGTTCCTGGTCAACTACAAACTGAGAATGCACCTCAGTGCCAAAGTTTTTCGTTGCCCATTTGTAAAACTCTACGGCATAAAAAATGTTCAATGACGATAGTGCATTGTACGCCATTGTTCTATAATTTTGTTTTTTTATTATTTCCATGTTCTTTACAAATATATCCCATTTACCCGGATATCGCAACATCTCATAACGCTCTCCTATGTCGTCAACGCTTAACAAGAAATCTACTCTTTTACATTTCTTCAATAATGCATTTAAGTCGTTCGACGGTAGCACAGTCAGGTTAGTGTTGAATTTCACAATTAACTGATCTAATTTTTTTATCTTCTTTAGGAAATCAGCAGGATAACTTTGCATCAACGGTTCACCGCCGTGGAATTCCACATATCTCAAATCATCTAGATCAAAATTATCAAAGAAAATATCAACCCCGGGCAGTAAGTTTTTTTTGTACTTGTACTGTTCTTCTATTTTGATCCCTAATTTTTCTGCATCTGGTACCCAGGACGAAGATCTAGTATGACTACAAATCATGCACTTGCTGTTACACAAGGTACCATATCTCACACCTAGACTTTGTAGTTTTTGTGTTGATAACTCGTTATCCTCTGAGAATTGGTTCTGTGCCACACGTCTGGATCGGATATTTTTTTTATCTTCAGCCCAGCAGATCCTACATCCTGGATAATGGTAGGAACTTGCCATGGTATCTTTTAATTGAGATATGCTATTTTTGTATTCTTCTATGCTGAATTTTTTTGAGCCCCAAACGTTACATGGTTGCAACATCACTTTGCTGTTTTCTACAATAACATCTATATGATTGAACGGTTGTGTGCAAAACATGTCTACACTATAATGTCCACGTCGTTAGCATAATTTGTGAATCCATTTTCTTTTACAACTTTTAATACTGAATTTACTCTACTTACCAGTTCGTCCTTGTGGGATATTAAGAAAATATTCTTCTTCTGTGTCCTGCTCATGTCCTTCAACACTGCCATAGAACTTTCAACACCCGATATGTCCATACCAGCGTCCACGAGTTCGTCTATAAACAACAAGTTGATCTGTTGATAAAGGCTCTCCCACACATCTCTGAATGCCCAACTTAAACTTAGGATCAGCCTGTTTCTTTCTCCCCTGCTCAAGTTGTCAAAATCCAGTTCCCTGCCCAGTTCCTCAATACGCACAGTTAGGTCTGATTGGAAGGTGACTGTGTGTGGCAGTTTTACTTTGCCCAGGAAGTATGCTAGTCTTTGATTCAGATATGTTAGATTCTGTTCTATGATTCTTGTTCTTATGAATGAATCTTTTGCTGTTAACAGTTTGTATAAGAAGTCCTGGTGCCTGTGCAGATCTTCTAGCTCGTTTGCTTTCTCATAATCTAATTTTTGTATTGCAGATTTCTTCATCTCCGATATCTGTTCAGCATATGTGTCTGCTTTTTTCTCAGTTTGATCTAACTGTCTTTTTAGATCCTGCAACGAACCTTTGTGATTGTACGCTTCGTCTATGGTATCATAATACGTGTCTGGAATCTGTCCAAGGTCACCGATCTCATCTATGCCCCCTTGTATTTTTGCAAGGTCACTTTGTAATTTTGTCACGTATTCTGTTGATTCTGTAAGTTGTGTTTTTAGTTTTCCAACCAAGAGTTCGTGCTTGTCATCGTGCAGTGATTGTTCACATGTGGGACATTTTTGTTGTTTAGTGTATTCCAAGTCTGCTTCGGTCTTAGTTACTGTACTTTCTGCTTTGGTTAGCGAATCTTCATGATATGCTTTCTCTTTCTGCAGACTTCTTAACGCAGTTTGCATCTCAGTATGTTTCTGTAATTTTTTGTGTTTGGCTATCTCTATCTCACTGTCCACTTTCTCTAATTCTGCGATTGCTTCCTGGAAACTTTTTATGTCCTCCTGCTTCTGTTTGTCCCAAGCATTTGATCTTATCTGTAGGCTTTCTATGGACTCCTGTATCTTTTCATTACTGGCAACCCTAGCATCTATTTTTAATTTTTCTTCAGTAAGCATCTGTTTTGTTGCTTTCTGTTTTTCCTTTAACAGATCTGCTTTTTGTGAAAGTAGTGTTATACCAAGCAACTGCTCGATTATCTCTCTCTGCTCTGCCTGTTTCGTCGACAGGAACGGTTGTGTGTAAGTGTTCAACGCAATTATGTTCTTGAACATGGAGTGTGTCATGCCCATCAACTTGTTTATTTCTACTTGTGTTTCTCTGTTCTCACCTTGTGCTTCGTTGCTTTCCGTTTTTTGTTCTATGTCGTTAGCATAGAATCTAAATATCTGTGGCTTACGCCCTCTCTCGATTGTATAGGTAATTCCATTTTTCACAAACTTAACACCAACTAGCATGCCTTTCTCATTGGTCTTGTTTACTAGATTATCCCTCCTGATGTTTGTCAGAGCTTCTCCAAAGAACACGTAACTCAATGCATTAATGATTGTGGTCTTTCCTGTGCCGTTCCTAGCACCTGCATCGTCGCCACCTAGATCCATGTTCTCACCGATCACAAGCACAAGGCTCTTGTCGGCGAAGTTAATTGCTTGGGCCTGGTTGCCCACACTCATGAAGTTCTTTACTGTTAGTTCTTTAATTGTTAGCAAGTTGTTTTTTCTTCCATTCTTTATATCCTCTTAACCATTCTTCCTGTGTTACAGGTTTTGCAAGTTGATCCAAGAGTGATTGTTTGGTTACAGGTTCTTCAAGGTCTCCCTTTAAAACTTTTATTAATTTTTTTTTACTAATTTGTGACATCTAGATCGTTGTAAATTGCTGTTAATACATTCTTGTCATAGACTTCTGAGTCTACACCTTGTAATTGTTTGATAACGATTTGATCGACGCTGTCAAACTTCTGCACTTCTACTAGCGGTTGTTGTGCATTGTCCACCTGTTCTGGTATTAGTTGTAGTTCTCTCAATTGGTATTTGTCTATGAATGTTTCTCTTACAAAGTTTGCCTCCTCGTAACTAATTTTTATGTCTAAGGTCACCCTCACATACATCTTCGGTTTTAGATACTTGTCTGGGTCTTCTAGTAATTCAGACACTTTTATTGTGATATATCTTGGCATCTCGGGCCAGTTGATATACTTGGGTTCTTTTCCATAATCAATGATCATCATGCCTCTGTCGTCATCCCATGCGTCTGCATAGTTGTGTGGAAATGCATTACCCATGTAAGTTACGTTTTTCATTTGCTGTCTTTTATGAAAGTGTCCTGAAAACACTTGCTTACAACCTGCAAAATGATCTGTTTGTATTCCGCCAACATCCGGCATTTCTACCATTGCGTTCATTTTGAAGTAAGGCAATTCGAAATGTCCAAACACGTACTTCTGTTTCATTTTCTCAATTTTTTTCCATTCGTCTCCGACAACCCACGGTATGATTGCAACATCCTCCTCCACTAACCATTCATTCACAATGTGTATGTTTGGAATGTTCCTGATGTATTCCATCGAGTTGATTTCTCTCTTGTCCCTGTAATACAGATCATGATTTCCCATGATCACATACACATTTTCAAATGCCGCACCCAGTCTTTCCATGTTTGAAACTGTGTAGTTCATCGTGGAAACATTTGTTGCTGACCTGTGATGGTGCCAATCTCCCAGGAATATACAGGTCTCACAACCTTCGGCCTTGGCCTGTGATATGAACCATTGCACGAACTCTTCGCAGTCATCGTTGTGTATACGACTGTTGCCTTTAAGGCCGAAGTGTATGTCCGTGAAGCAGGCTAACTTTTTAAAGAACGCCATTGATTACCACTTCTTCTTGACTGTTGGTTTGTGATTGGTCATGTCTATCTTGTTCTTGAACTTGACCCCTTCGAAATCTTCCTTGAGGTCTAGATTTTCGCCCTTCTTCTTGAATCTCTTATTCAGTTTTGCTAGAGTTGTCTTGTTGACCTCATGCACATCACCATGTGCTGTCTTCATCATCTCCTTGTATGATGGACCTGCGGTGGTGTTCTCATTCTGTCTTGTGAAACTGGGCATCATCCCATTGAATTCTAACAAGTCGTCTCTGATTGCTTGATTTTTTTTCTCGATGTTCAAGATTCTCGTGAAACTGTTTGTTATGGCCGCCGTGTAGTATGCGAAAGGATTGTCTGACTTAGATTCGTCAAACTGTAATCCAATCTGTGACAGTTGCATCAGTGCCTGTGATTGCATCTCATCGTTGTAGGTGTAGCCTCTCCAGTTGGCTCTTGTTCCATATCTCTCACACAACTTCATGTACATCAATGCCAGTTGATTAGTCATCTTGCCGTGATCCACAGAGAAGTGTCCATTACTCATACCACCCACCCAGTGTGATTTTCCCATACAAACTAGTTTGCCTTTTTTGTCAAACTTGTAGTGTTGGAATGGAGGGAAGTTAACTTTAGAATGGTGATCCGCTGTTGTTTTTGGATTCTTCTTTCTCTCGCTGTCCATGGGCACATGGTCAAACATCATGACTCTAAAAATTAGGTCTGTCTTTTCTATTTTCCTCGGACTCACTGTGTAGTCCACTAATTTTATCTTCTTGAGCCCTGCCGCCTTGGCATCCTCCCACGCTTCCTGTGTGAGTCTCTTGGCCTTTGCCTTACGTGCCTGTGCCACTGCACTGGCGTTGACCTTTTTGAGGTTGGGTAAGATCAAGTCATATTGTGCGTCCTCGGGTGTGACGTATGAGCAGTATGTATTCTTGCTGGCATGTATCTGTAATAGCAGATCTCTGTTGTTTAGGTACTTTACTCTCTTCATAATTGCTTCTCTTTATATTGTGTTGATTCGTGCCGTATGGCGAATTAAGTGTGCCTAAATAATGCCTATAAATATAGTTAAAGTATACGAAATTTTACAAAGGAAAGCAACCATTTATGTTGGGAAAAATAATCAAGAATGTGGGACAGGGTATATTCAACAGGACCCTGGGTAGATTAACGGGTGCCGGTATTTCCACAGATTCGAGAATTGTACAAGCAAGGGCCAAGTGGTCCGGACGTAGCGACAAAACAGACTGGCGTGTGAGACTGCAAGTGCCAGATGGACCTTTGACGAAATTTTTTGATTTTGATAACAATCCTATAATGAAACCTTTAGCAGATGCAAAAGGTATTTTCTGGCCCTTGACTCCAGCGGTTGTGATACAGCATTCTGCCAACTACAACGCAATGGATCAGGTACACAGCAACTACCCTCACCAGGCCTATCAAAACTCACAGGTGGACTCAATGAACATCATTGGTGAATTTCCTGTTCAGAATCAAGACGATGCCAAGCACTGGGTGGCAACTGTGAATTTCCTAAGGACCGCGACAAAGATGTTCTTTGGAAGTGAGAATGGCCTAGATGGCCTTAAAGGAAATCCCCCACCAATCATGCACCTGTTTGGTTATGGAGACCACATGTTCAATAAAGTGCCTGTGGTAATAAACACATTCAACGTAGAATTAAGGCCGGGCATAGATTACATCTCTACCAAACAAACAAGCACACCCTACAAGGAATTAAATGGACCAGACGCAGGTGAATTTTTAACTGCCCAACAGGGAGAATCACAGACATGGGCACCCACACTGTCAAACATATCAGTGCTGGTGACACCGATCTACAGCAGGGATTCCATTAAGAACTTCTCAATGAAGAAATTCGTGAACGGAGAACTTAACGGCAAGGGAAGTAACGAGGTAGGATTCATCTAATGGCCAAGTACTCAAACACATCACCATATTTCGAAACAAGAGAAGTAGCAGACTATTTGGGTATCTTGAATCCTAGAACACTCACAGCCGAAGAAGATGATCAAAGTTACACCATAGAGAGAACATACGCATACAGGCCAGACCTGTTGGCCTATGACTTATACGGCTCACCGAGACTTTGGTGGGTGTTCGCACAGAGAAATCCAGATCAACTGGAAGACCCCATTTATGATTTCAAACCAGGGGTGACTGTGCAGTTGCCAAAGAAAGAGAACCTGATCAAAGACCTGGGGATATAATCCATGGCTAACGAATATAACGGTCCAGATTTTGCCGGAACTATCACAGAGAAGGGTACATTAAACAAAGGCAACGACACCTACGTCACCACTATCAACGACCCCAACAGCCTGCACCAGTTCGCCTCTTACAATTCTTTGTTCACATTGAGTGCATTGTCACAGCGAGATCTCGAGGACACACCAACATTACTGAAATCCAAAGCACATGACATCATAGTCAGAAGTTCTGGCATTGGCGCAGACGTGAACCAAAGCTCACCGGCCACGGATTTGGCAAAGGCCACAGAGGGCACAACCCTCAATAAACGACAAAAAGAGGCCCTCTTCAAAAGTAGGCGGACGCTGGGAAGGAACAGGGACCTTTACATCAGGAACGTGACAATGAACAGCATACCAGGCCTAAACGACAAGAGGAGGCTGACCTCGGTCACACAGATATCCATGGAGATAATTGAACCAGCCGGCATAACGCTGTTGGAGAGGATACGTGGTGCCGCGGTCAACAACGGTTTCCTAGATCACCTGGACGCTCCGTTCCTGTTGACCATAGACTTCAAAGGGTTTGATGAGCTGGGTAAACAAGCATCGACCAAAGATTCACAGAACATGAAAAGACTGATACCTGTGAAACTAGTGGACATGCAGATGGATGTCACCCAGGCCGGTACGGTGTATACGGTCAAGGCCATACCCTACAACGAATTCGCCTATGTGAACAGATTCAACTATCCAAGGACAGCGGGAACACTGTCGCCAGACGGCAAACGACTTTCAGACGTGTTCAAGGCACTGGAGGAGTTGTTGAACAAACAGAACGAGGACGAGAAAAAAACAGGATTAGCGGAGAAACCGGATGTTTACACCATCACGTTTGACAGCAAGGGCATCAATGATGCTTTTATTACGACAGAGAACCTAGAGCAACAGGGCATGGCCACTCAAGGTGCCACAGGCGCAGACGCTGGATTCTACGTAGCGAATGAACTAGCAGTGCCACCCGACTACATGAAGATCAACTCCGCCAACGCCATAACCAAGATTCTAGAAGAGATCATGAAGGGCCATCCTGCATACTCGGACAAGAAGTTCGACCAGTGGAAGAAAAAGGTGGACAGGACACTGAACGTCGCACAGTTCAAGGGTGGTGCAGAGGGGGTGCTAGATGCGGCACAGGACTTCTATTTCGACTACTTCAAGATCCGGGCCAGCGTGGTGCCTGTCGAGGGTGACTTCGACAACATACGTGCCATGGACAGGAAGAAGATCAACTACCATGTTGAACCATACAAGATACACGCTTACTCTTTGTCCATACCCGGCGTCAGCACAGGTCAGAACTTCAGGAATTTCGTTTTCAAGACCTACAATTACATATTCACAGGCGACAACGTGGACGTGATGGATTTGAACATCAACTACAAAGTGGCATACTTCCAGTCTCGACTAAAAGACTTCGAGGCAACTGAAGATCGTAAGAACAAAATCGAAAACGCCTCGGACAAGGCCACAGGCGGTACCAATGCAACAGACCACAACACGGACGGTAACCTTCTGACTAGATCACACGCCGACACTAACAAGTCTGAGGGCACGGCCAAGACCGGTGGCACACCAACGCAGTTGGACTCGTTTCTGGATTCACTGACACACCCCATGGCGGACATGGTCAATGTGAGGATGGAGATCTTGGGAGATCCCGCATGGATCAGCCAGTCACAGTTCATCCCACTAAACGCCAAGAACTTTGCAAGAGGTGCCGGCAAGGCATCTGATCCGGACATAGGTTATTGGAGGCGCAACAAGGACAGGATTTGGAACAGCGAGTTACGTTGCTACAACACGGACGTGGCGGAACCGATCATAATGCTGAACTTCAGGATGCCTACGGACTTTAATGACCAGACAGGTGTTTACGAACTACAGGAAGATCAGTCAGCAGAATTCAGTGGACTGTATCGTGTGGTACAGGTGGAACACAACTTCACAGATGGCAAGTACACCAATGTGTTGAACCTTACCAGATTCAACAATCAAGGAGTGATCATATCAGATCCTGTTCCGACTTCCAGCGTGGTGGATATAAACGGCGAGCCATTCATCGTGTTGAAAAGTGAACTAACCAAATTCTACAGTGCAAAAGATTTCACTGACGTCAAATCAAACTTAACTAGTATTGGTAGGAAATATATCGATCTTGCTTCTGCAAACGTGAGCAGGATCAAGAACAAAATTACGAACAAGATTAAAGGATTTATAAGTTAATGTCATTGCACAATTATCTCAAGGGAGACACTTCAACTTCAAAAGCACCCGGATCAGACAAGTCTTGGGCCGGAACAAATGCCGGACCTTATGTGGGCACAGTCAAGGGCAACATGGATCCCACTAGGATGGGAAGATTGAAAGTACAAATTCCAAGCCTGTCAAAGACATCAGACCCAGCAGAGAACCAGCTCATAACCTGCGAATACCTGGCACCTTTCTACGGAGCCAAGGGAGGCAAGTACGCCAAGGGAGCAGGCACAGAATTTGGAGACTCACAGCACTCGTACGGTATGTGGATGATACCACCAGACCTAGAGACCAAAGTTCTTGTGATATTCGCAGAAGGCAAAATGAATCAGGCCTACTGGATAGGTTGTGTGCAGGAACCATACACCAATCACATGATGCCAGGCATAGCGTCAAGCACCAACACCAACGACGCACTGGACGGAACGTTCGAAGGTACAGACGCAGGCTTCCAAGACGACAAGCAATCCAAATACGGTTCAAAAAATGTGCCGTCAGGAGAGCTGAACAGGAACAGGCAAGGTGCGTTGCAGAACGGCAACTACGAATCAATACCCAAGCCCATACACCCATTCGCGGATACTTTACTGCAACAGGGATTGAGTGCGGATGATGTCAGAGGTAACACATCAAGTTCGGCACGTAGGGAAACACCAAGTCAGGTTTTTGGCATAAGCACGCCGGGTAGGAAAGACACGACCACGACAAAAGAGAGCGTGGGCACAAGAGACTCGGAGGCAAAAGATTACGTGACCAGGAAGACAGGACACACGTTCGTCATGGACGACGGCGCAGTGGACGGCACAAACCAATTGACCAGATTGAGAACAGCATCCGGACACCAACTTTTAATGCACGACACAGAAGGTGTGGTGTATCTTGCAAACGGTTCTGGTAAAGCATACATAGAGATGGCAAAGGATGGCACCATAAGTGTTTACTCCGACGGTGGTATAAATTTAAGATCAGGCAAAGACTTCAATCTGCACTCGGAGACAAACATTAATTTCCATGCCAAAGGCACCATCAATCTTACATCAGAAAATCATCTGGCGTTGAACGCAGAGGGATATCTTTTTGCAATGGGAGAAAAAGGCATATTCAACAGTTCTCAGAAAGGTGCTGTGAGACATTATGGAAGGGACGGTATAAGTTCATTCACAGAAGGCACACAACTGCATGGTGCGAAAGGTAGAATAGATCTAGCAGGATCTCAGGTTCATTTGAATTCGATAAATGCCAGTCCATTGTGGGGTCCTAGTTGGCTCAAACCAGATGCAATAGGAATAAGGGTAACCGAAGGGCTGATAGACATAGATGACGACAATCCTTTAGCACAAGGAAAACCCAACAAGATAGACAACAAGACAACCGTAACAGATTTTGTGACTCATGAACCTTATGATAGACAGAGTAGTACTGCAAGGACCAAGAAATTTATCAACGAAGCCATGGAAGAGATAAAGAAATCTAGCCCGGGATTATCCGCTACGGAACTAAAAGTTATCAAATCAGAATTGTTGAAGCAACCATCTATAAAAGCAGTATCCAGTAAGTTGAGCAAGGTGGTCAAACTTAATGACAACATAAAACTACCGCTAAAAAATTTGAACACTTTAACAAGCAAAGCAAACGATATTCAAAAATTAATTTCCGATCCGAAAGGTGCCGCGATGAGTTTTATCCATGGTAAGATAGCGTCCATTAAAAGCAGTGCCATTTCGGCGGTGAAGAGTTTCTTTAGATTTTAGGGAGTAAATATAGTATATGGCATACGGAGATTCAGGATCAGGAGACATAGCAAACAAGACAGTGACCTTCAAGGGTTTCAGCTCACGTGCGGATAAAACCAACTTCAAACTGTATGACTTCGAGGTGGCCAAACAAGATCTCATAAACAGATTAAGCATACGTAAGGGCGAGAGAGTGGAGAACCCCGAGTTTGGCACTATCATATATGATGCCATATTTGAACCGTTCACAGAAGCTCTAAAAGAAGCAATAATAGAGGATGTCACGGCAAATCTCAACGCAGATCCACGTATTGCCACAGAAGAGATTTTGGTATCCGAAGCAGACAAGGGCATAGCCATACAGGCCACTATAACATATGTGCCGTTGAATATTACCGAGAAATTGAGCTTCAACTTTGACGAGAACTCACTAATGCGTCTATCTTAATATACGCACATTTCCTAACATATAAATACCATTGTAATTACAATGGCCACTACAGATAGACAAAACAGATTATTAGTTGCGGAAGATTGGAGAAAGATCTACCAGTCCTTCCAACAGGCGGATTTCAAATCATACGATTTTGAGACTCTGAGAAGGACGATGGTAGCGTATCTGAAAGAGAACTACCCGGACGATTTCAATGACTTTGTTGAGAGTTCGGAATATGTTGCACTGATAGATTTGATTGCCTACATAGCACAGGCACTATCTTTCAGAGTTGACTTGAATGCTAGGGAAAACTTCTTAGAAACAGCAGAAAGAAGAAACAGTGTTTTAAGATTGGCAAGGCTAATCAACTACAATGCCAAAAGAAACAAACCTGCAACAGGAATGTTGAAGATAGACTCTATATCAACAACACAGGATGTAAAAGATAGTACAGGAACAAATTTAGCAAATGAAAATATTATATGGAACGACAGTGCTAACTCAAATTACAGAGAACAATTCACTGCAATATTAAACGCCGCTAACCAGGCAGGGCAACTTTTTGGCAATCCTAGGGAGTCGGGGAAGATAGGCGGAATAAACACAGAGGTCTACACGTTAAGTTCAAATCAATTGGATCTTCCGATATTCAAATTTCAAAAATCAATTGGTGGAACGAATAGAAGTTTTGAAATAGTGCCCAGTACGACAACAGGTTCTGACTCTGTGTATGAGTCATCACCAGTACCAGGTTCGGGACTGACTTATACTTACAGGACAGACGGATCCGGAGATAGTTCCAATAACACAGGATTCTTCTTTCTTTTTAAACAGGGAGTATTAGAAAATCAAGATTTTTCTGTAGGTACTGCGATAACAAATTATGTGAAAAATCTTGAAACTTCCAATATCAACGATTCTGATGTTTGGTTGTACAAGTTAGATCAATTTGGACAGTTGTCAGAAGCGTGGTCGAAAGTTCCATCGCTGTCAGGGAATAATGCAATTTACAATTCGTTGTCCAAATCAGAGAGAAACACTTACAACGTCGTGACAAAAAATAACGATGCGATTGACCTAGTGTTTGGAGATGGCAACTTCTCTAACATACCGTTGGGGAATTTCAGGACCTATTACAGAGTCAGTGACAATGCCAAGTACGCTATACAACCGGCAGATATGCAGGACATACAGTTGAGTGTACCTTACACAGACACCAACGGTGCACAGCAAACATTACAGATAAGCCTAAATTTGAAGGCCAGCATTTACAATTCAGCGGCAACAGAATCAAGTGATTCCATAAAAGAAAAAGCGGCGCAGGTATATTACTCTCAGAACAGGATGATTACGGCAGAGGACTACCAAGTAGTTCCTTTGAGTGCATCACAGGAAATTGTTAAAGTGAGATCGGTGAACAGATCGGCATCAGGCATATCTAGGGCAAAAGAAATTCTAGACCCAACAGGTGCATACTCTAACGTGAGTGCGTTTGCAGAAGACGGAATACTTTATAGGGAAGAATCGTTACAGCAATTCACGTTTACGTTTAATAATAAGAGTGAGATACAATCAACAATAGATTCGTCAGTGGAAGCAAAATTAAAAGAGGCGTATGCTAGACAGTTTTATTACCTAAAGTATGGTACAAAAGATGCCAGCACATTAACGGCTACTTGGAACTCAACAACAACATCAACAAATACAAACACAGGTTACTTCACATCAGGTGGTCCATTGGTCATCGGTGATTCGGCAACTTCTAACATGAAGTTTGCCAAACCGGGTGCATTGATAAAATTTACATCACCAGACACAAGAAAATTCCTAAACGGAACGTTAGTGACTTCAACAACAGACAATGCCGAGGACAGAGCATGGACCAAGATAGGGGCAGTTGTACTTGACGGGGCCAACAGCGGTGTAGGAAACCTAGAGTCAGGTGTGGGACCGGTAACACTCAATAGCATAATACCAAATGGTTCGGTTATAAATGCCATCATACCAAACTTAACCACATCATTTTCTTCAACACTAGAAACAGATTTACTGGCCAGGATAGAAGCATATGAGGAATTTGGTCTTAGATATGACACAGATTCGGAAACATGGAAAGTTATTACGTCAACAAATTTAAGTGCAGATTCGGTGTTCAGTCTTGCTAACACAGGATCAGCAACAGGCACAAACACAGATGCCAGTTGGTGGTTTAAGTTCACTAATGATGGTAACACCTATACAGTGCAATATAGGAAACTGGATTACATATTTGAATCAGAATCACAGAACAAGTTTCATTATGATGTGGAAGAAAAAATTTACGATTACACAACAGGAAAGAGTGTAAAAGACGCAGTCAAGATATTAAAGACTAACAGCATAGTTTCGTCGGGTAACAGCATAGGATATCCAATTACATGGCAAGTCGTTGACGTGGTAACAGAAGCAGACGGTTTCCAGGACAACAGGAAAGTCAAAGTTGGTTTCTTCGACGACGATGACGACGGAGTAGTTGATAACCCTGAAATATTTGATATCTTTGTTGAACCCACGCTTTCTGAATCTACAAAATTTGTATTCTTTCAAAAATACACTTCTTATGATAACATAGAAAGATTCAAACCTTATGCGACAACTAACTTTGTTGTTACAAAAAATGAAACGGATATAAATCTTAACACATCTACGTACACAGACGGACAGTTGTTTTACTTCTATGACGAAAGTGAGGATGTGATCAAAAGTTACAGTAGCACGACAAATACGCTTTCTACAACAACAGACTATACATCAAGAAAAGGTAGAGGATCAATTAATTTTCAATACAAACATCATGCAGGGCAGGAAACTAGGATAGATCCTAGTGTGTCAAATATTGTTGATGTGTACCTATTAGAGAGAACATATGATAATCTATTTAGAATATGGTTGCAGGACGGCGGTAGTAAGCCTAATGTATCTACTTCAGATCAGTTGAGAATAAACTATTCGGGTACATTGAATCCTTTAAAATCGTTGTCAGATCAGATCATATACCATCCTGTGAAATACAAAATACTTTTTGGTTCAAATGCCGAAGAACAATTACAGGCAACGTTCAAGGTTGTGAAAAATCCAAAGACAAACATTTCAGATGCAGTTGTTAAGACCAGAGTGATCGCTTCGATCAATGAATTCTTTGCATTGAACAACTGGGATTTTGGAGACAGTTTTTACTTTACAGAATTAGCCGCTTACATACACAATCAACTTGCTCCAGACTTGCTTACAGCAGTGATTGTGCCAAACCAGTCAGGACAGGGTTTTGGGTCCTTGTTCCAACTTGACTCGGCGGCAGACGAAATTTTCATCAGTGGGGCCACCGTTGATGATGTGTCAATCATAACAGCACTAGGAGCCAATCAACTTGCGGCATCAGGTACTGTGGTCACATCAACATCAACTGCCACAAACAACACCACGACAGGATCAGCAGTGTCAGGCTCTACTACAACAGGTTCCGGTTCAAGCACCGGCAGTAGTGGATCAGGATACTAATGGCAGACACTCCCACAAACTCTTTAACCAATAACGAAGTAGTCAAGCAAGGCAACAACGAGTACAGACGTACTGTACAGCATCTTCCTGCTTTCTACAGGACAGATACCAACCAGAGATTCCTTTCAAGCACTATGGATCCTTTGGTACAGAAAGGTTCATTGGAGAGACTGGACGGTTACGTAGGTAGACAGGACGCTTACACTAGAGATATCAACGATAGGTACATAAGTGCAACCAGCAGAGACAGGATGGCATATCAGTTAGAGCCTACAGTCACTTACACAGATAGAGATACAACGTCAGTAAATCCAGAGGACCAGGTCAAATTCACAGGAACATATGACGACTACATCAACCAAATAAAATATTTAGGCGGTAAGATTAATAACCATGACAGATTAAACAAGGAAACAGTTTATAGTTGGAATCCTGCTATTGATTATGACAAGTTAATCAACTACAGAGAGTACTACTGGATGCCAGAAGGGCCTGGATCGATCGAGATAGATTCAGTTGGACCAAGTGCGGTAGCGGAATATTCAGTAGAGAATCTAGCACAAGGTGCCTATAACTTTACACACAGAGAAAATGAAGACAATCCTATCCTAACTCTTTACAGGGGCAACACTTACAAGTTTAACGTAAATGCAAAAGGACATCCGTTATGGATAATGACAGAACCATACAAGGACAAGGTTTCAGCGGATGGATCAACATCGACTATTTTTGACACAGGCGTCACAAACAACGGTACGGACTATGGTACAGTTACATTTACGGTGCCAACAACAGGTGCACCCGACACTTTATATTATCAATGTGGCAATCATGACGCCATGTATGGAATACTACAGATAAAAGATGCATCTAGCACAACGGCAATCAACGTAGAAGACGACATAGTCGGAACCAAGAATTACAGCCTGAGGACTCTGGACCTGTCCAACGGTATGAAGATCAAATTTACGAATTCTCTAGTGGCAACAGATTATCAGGACAAGGAATATTACGTAGAGGGCGTAGGTGATGCCATAACGCTTACTGATGTCGAGGACATGATGACTCCCGGCACTTATGCTACAGAATCTACGATACTGTATGATCAAGCAGGATACGATTCACGACCATATGCCAAGGCATACTACCTACCAGAAACCAAGGATTACATAACCATCAAGAGAGATTCAATTGACAGGAACGCATGGTCGAGGTACAACAGATGGTTCCACAGATCTGTAATCGAAGAGACAGCAAAAGTGAGTGGTTTCACTCCGGTGTTGAACGAGGACGACAGAGCGAAGAGACCGATAATAGAATTCGATTCAGGGTTGGCACTGTACAATCACGGAACGGTGGCCAAGAAATCGGTCACACTGTATGACACAGTGACCACGGACGCTTTCAGTAGTGTGGTTAAACAGACAGGGTACATTATTGACGGACTGTCACTACAAACCGGAATGAGAGTTGTGTTCGCGGCTGACACAGATCCCACAGTAAAAAATAAGATATATGATGTGAACTTTGTGACCGCGGGAGATAGCACACAGGTTATCAACCTGACCGAGTCATCGGATGCCACACCAACAAGTGACGATTCAATATACATAGAGTTTGGTACAACAAATCAAGGAAAGACTTTTCGTTATGACAGCACAACAGAATCTTTTATAGAAGCACAGCAGAAAACAGATGTAAACCAACAGCCGTTGTTTGGCATGTGGGACACTGATCATACTTCGTTCGATGATGCCACAACATATCCTAATTCAACTTTCGCAGGCGCAAAAGTGTTCTCTTTCTCTACATCGGATACAGCAACAACAGACACTGTGTTAGGCATCAAGGTCAAGTACAACACGGTTAACAATGTTGGAGACATAGTCTTCGAATCGGATCACACAGCAGGAACATTCACGTACAAGAGTGGTGCAAAGACACTGACAAAAAATCTAGCAGAAGGACACTTACACTACACAACAGGTAGAGCAACACATAATTCACGTAGTTCTTGGATAAAAAGAACAAGCGAAAGTAAACAGCGTGTTATCAGGACCTTCACTGTCGATACGATAGAAAAACAGTTGTTCCCTATAGACTTCTATAAGAACTCAGCGGAACTGACAGACCTAGAAGTGTCTGTTTCAGTAAACGGATTAAGGAAAACCAGGATCACCGATTACACTTTGGAAACTGGAACAAAAAACAAATACATAAAATTTAACAAGGCACTAGAAATTGACGAACAGATCAGAATAGCAGGATACAGCAGTGCTGATAAGATTGCTGACAAGGGGGTATATGAGATACCGGAGAACTTGGCAACTAACAGTCTAAATCAGCAGTTGGGCACATTTACTTTTGGACAGATACTGAATCATGTGCGAGACATATTTGATAAAAATCAAGATGTCACTGGTGCCATTCCTGGAGTTTCAAATTTACGAGATAAACCAGATGCGAGATTAAAGGGCGGTAGCATACATCAGCACGAAGGACCATTGCTACCTGCGATATTTGGCCTTATAGATCAGGAAGCCAATTTTGTTACGGCAACAGAATATGTGAATCAGGAGTATGAGAAGTGGTACAACGCATTCCTTACACACGCTACAGGTACGGCTTACGAAGGAGACGCCGCTAATAGAGTTGATGAGATAATCACAGCAATCACACCAGGCAGGAACAGTTCGTTCCCGTTCTTCTATGAGGATATGGTGGGTTGGGGAGAAAATGTTTCAACAAGATCATACACTGTGATGGGTGAGTCACAAAAAGATTATGCACTAGACTCGCAACACAATATTACAACATTAAGCAACAGGGCAGTATACGTTTACCTCAATGATGTTCAACTATTACTAGGAACAGATTACACTTTCAGCACAACAGATGACAGTATCAACATTAGTAAAACATTAGCAGAGGGAGACAAAATTGTAATCAAGGATTATGCCGACACTGTGGGCAGTTACATGCCACCTTCTCCGACTAAACTTGGAATGTATCCCAGGTTCACTCCTGAGACATTCACAGACACAACTTATTTGACTGACACGGCCGTTATCCGGAAACACGATGGATCAATCATAAAAGCGTATGGCGACGAACGTGATGATTTAATATTGGAACTTGAAAAAAGAATTTACAACAATATAAAAGTTACCTACGATGCTACTTTAGTGGATATGCATGATGTGTTGCCTAGTGCTTTTACATCTACGGAATACACACTACAGGAAGTTGACAACGTGATGGGAACAGACTTCTACCAGTGGGCGGGACGTAACAATGTTCAGTATATCAACAACACAGCGTTCAATGAAGGATCACCGTTTACGTACAACTACGCTAGATCAAAAGGTAGACTGATAAATGAGAACCTGCCAGGATACTGGAGGGGTATATACAAATATTTTTATGACACGGATTCTCCACATATTAGACCGTGGGAGATGTTGGGCCATTCAGAAAAACCCACTGACTGGGACACAACTTACGGAACGGCTCCTTATACTTCGGGCAATGATGTGTTATGGAACGCTGTTGCGACAGAGCCAGGTAGATATGGGAAACCTCTAATTAGAAATTACCTACCCGTTGATGCGTCAGGTAATCTTCTAGATCCATTAGCGGCAGGACTTGTCGACAACTTCGATATACCAGGAAGGCAGAATTCTTGGAAGTTTGGTGATCAGGCACCAGCAGAGACGGCATGGAGAAGATCCAGTTCATTCCCGTTTACTGCAATGAAATTACTCGCTCTAACCAAACCAGCAAAATTCTTTTCCAATCTTTTTGATCCGTCTAGACTTACAACAAATGTTTCAAACAACCAAATCTATAAAGACACAGGTATTAGGAAAACATTAGCAACAGCAAAATATCATTTAGAAACGGAAACAGATCTAACAACAGGTGTAACGACTAGATATCAAACGGCAGGGTACCAACCTTTCGTTCTCAACTATTTGATTTCGAGGAACTTAGACACTGAGGTTTTTTACTACAACAAGATGAAGAACCTAAGTGTTCAGTTAGCATACAAGTTGGGAGGATTCACAGATAAGGACAACATAAAGATCCTAACGGACAGTGTGTCTCCAGGATCAGCATCCGGATCTAAATTTATTCCAGATGAGAATTACAAGATACTGTTTAGGACATCAAACCCTGTGGAGAGTTTCCAGTATTCTGGTGTGCTTATAGAGAAGAACACAGACATCAGCAATGATGGGTCAACGGTATTGGGTGGTTACAAGGTGTTGGGGTACAGCACAGCCAAACCATATTTTAATTTTAACTATCCTGTCAAGACAACAACAGCGAACGCAGTATCTGTTAAAGGATCACTAGTGATCGAACAGTACACTGCATACCAAGAAACTACACAGACCATACCATATGGTTATGTGTTTAACACAACACAGGATGTTGCCGATTTCTTGTTTGGATACGGACATTGGTTGGAAGGTCAAGGATTCCGATTTGACAAATTTTCAAATGAGATTAAAGAAACACTAAATTGGCAAAACGCAGTACGAGAGTTTTTATTCTGGACAACTCAAGAATGGGCGCCAGGCAGTGCTGTAACAGTTTCACCGGCCGCGGACGGATTTGAACTAGACACTAACAATAGCATAGTTGGTAAACTACGTAATTTATCTGGTGATTATTCTATATTAGATTCAGGCGGTAGGAAGATCGATATTGGTGATATATCAACCAAACGTATAGGTAAGACATTTGAGTTAGGAATTAAATCAGACACAGTGGGTCTTTACAACATCGCATTGAATACAGTACAGAAAGAACATGTGTTATTGTTTGACAACAAAACAGTTTTCGCTGATATTATATACGATCCATTTACTGGATTCAGACAGCAGAGATTGAAGTTGGTAGGATGGAAGACCGCAGGGTGGAACGGAGATTACTATGCTCCTGGTTTCGTATTTGATGCCGCACAGGTCACGTATTGGATAGCAAACACCGATTACAGGATTGGAGACAGTGTCGAGTACCAAGGTAAGTTCTATGTTGCCAAAACAAATCATAATTCAGGTGCAACTTTTGAAACTGCTAATTGGACGCTGAAAGACAAAAAACCAGCACCACAACTGATTCCTAACTTTGAATACAAGATCTCACAGTTTAATGATTTCTACGATCTAGAGACCAACAACTTCGACGAATCACAACAACAACTAGCACAGAGGTTAACAGGGTATCAAAGCAGAGACTATCTGGAAAATTTATTCGTAAATGATGTGTCACAATACAAGTTCTATCAAGGTTACATCAGAGAGAAAGGCACTCAGAATGCAATAGACAAAATATTGAAAGCCAAATATGAGGGTGAAGATATTAATTTAGATCTATATCCGGAATGGATGATCAGGACAGGTAACTTTGGAAACACAGATTCTATTGAAAACGTACAAGTAGTGTTGAAAGATACAGAAATTACAGCGAACCCACAAAGTATAGAATTATTGGATAGTTCGGCAGACGCAGTCGGATATGCGAGATCAAGTGCTATTACAAAAGATAATTTTTACTACAAGCCAGTAGAATACACAGCATCCACGACATTCAAAAGATTAGATTACAGTAAGCAAGGAGTGAGCAGAGACACAGCACAGATCTTTAAGACAGCAGGATATCCTCAACCTACACAGGTGCAACACACTGTATTCAACATTGACGAGATATTAGACATAGACATAAATGCTATAAGACCTAATGATCTAGTTTGGGTGGCCAGCAAGAGCAACAAGGATTGGGACGTTCTAAGGGTTTCAAGTGCTAACATAAAGATAGCAACGTTAGAACTGATCAACGATTCAACACAGTTAGAGATCACATTCACAGGGTCTCACAATTTAAGTGCAGGCACAACAACAACACAAGCCGATTACTTTGCAATATCAAACAGTGAGGAAGCAACGCTAAATGGTACGTACCAAGTTAGCTCTGCACCAAGCCATAAGACAGTGATCATTGACTACTCAGGTAACGTAGGATTTATTCCTGCACTGGAGGATGGGTCAACCGCAGACAGTTACGGTAACCTGTACAAATTTATATCAGTAAGATTGTCGTCGATGGACAATGTCAATGACTTGTTGGAACACGATCAGTACACTGACAAGAATGATGCAATTGAACAGCCAGGAGACAAGGCGTTTGCAGATGCAGACAGTTCAGGTTTATGGAGGGTGTATGAGAAGCAAGACCCTTATACATCGTCTTTAGTACTATCACCAGACGCCACCACAACGGAACAGGAGTTTGGACACAGGATCGTGGCACGTAATGATGGAAGGACAGTGATTGCATCTGCACCAGGTAAAGCACAAGGTGAGGTACACTTCCTGTTTAGATCTTCCACGGAAGCAGGAACAACTGTACAGACACAGTCAACAGTAACGATGACCGAAAACGATGACAACACCAGTAGACTTGGTGAATCGCTGTCAATCAGTACTGATGAAAACTTTGTAGTTGCAGGAGCACCTTACACTAACACCATAGGTTTGGATGGGAGTACAAGATTTTCCGATTCAGGATTGGTCAAACTTTACATATGGGATCCAAACACATTCAAGTACGGAATACTGAACACAATCAGTCCGCCAGTTGACGCGGCATCACAGAATTTTGGTTGGGCACACAAGGTAGCAGAACCTGGAGCAACATCAGTTAGAACCACACCGGACAAGTATCTATTTGTGTCAGCACCTGGACACAGCACTGACAGAGGTAGAGTGTACTTGTACACTTGGGGAGTAGGTGCAGACGGATCTACCTATGACACTTGGACACAAGACTACACAATAGAAGCACCAGACGGTGGCGAAGGACAGAGATTTGGCCACAGGATAGCCGCGAACGACAACGGTGATATCCTTGCTGTGAGTTCATTAGCACCTGGCAACGCAGGCAAGGTAGAGATATTCATAAAGACAGCACAGAGCAACGACGGAAGTACACAGAATTCTTTTGCACTGGCACAAACCATAACAGGTGTGGCAAGTGACGGGTCATCCTTAAACACTGCTTTTGGTGATTCGATAGCAATGAGCAAGGACGGCACGACATTGATAATTGGTGCACCGGGCGTTGACGGCACAGCACATCCAGATGCGGGTGCTATCTATTACTACAAATGGAATGCAGACGATTCCACAAACACATATACTTTACAACAGACTATAAGTGCACCTAGTTCTAGCACTAACATGAAGTTTGGCACAAGTCTTGATTTGAATAACGATGGTACAAGATTAGTGATAGGTGCTGAGAACTTCGCAAGTACAACAGAAATAAATTTTGACTCAGGTGAGACCACGTTTGACTTACAAGACACTACTATAGTGGACGACAACACTGATTCCGGAGGTGCATTCACTGCCACGATGTACAACACTAAATTTATTATAGACGACACAATGACATCAACAAACATGTCTGAGAACGACGACTTTGGACGTGGTGTGTGTATGATTGATAACTCTCTATTTGTTGGCGCACCGACAGACGACGGGAACACAACAGCAGACGGAAGCACAAAAATAGTCAACGACGGGTCAGTAGCACAGTATGATCTCACAGTAAATGGCGAGTACGCTTGGAAAAACCTTGTGACGGAAACAGCACTGATGGACACAGACAAACTGGGCAAAGTTTTTGAATTCAACAAAAAGACAAAACAATTACAAGACTACTATGATTTGTACGATCCTATCAAAGGTAGGATACTGGGACTAGCAGACAGAGAAATAGATATCAAGACAGCATGGGATCCTGCTGTATACAATACCGGAGATAATGCAAATACCAAGACACCATGGGCGGAAACACACATAGGTGAAGTATGGTGGGATCTGTCAACAGTGAAATGGCTGTGGTACGAGCAAGACACACAGGAATATAAAGTGAATCATTGGGGGCAGACATTCCCAGGTTCGAGCATAGATGTCTATGAATGGGTAGAGTCAAAACTACTACCGAGTGACGACTCACAATACACAGTGATGCAGAAATATGATTCGAGATTAGACAAATTTGTTAACTTCTATTACTACTGGGTAAAAGGCAAGACAACATTGCCGAATAACACACACAGGAAGAACACGGTAGCGTTTGTTGCCAACCTAATTGCAAACCCTAGAGCATTTGACTACAAATATTATTCTGTGACAGACACCAATAAATTTATACTGAATAACATTAGCAATCTAACCAACGACGACACAGTACTGAACATGGATATTAGAACAAACACGTTCGAGGGTGATTCTCACAGTGTTTGGAAACTAGTCAGGGAAGGCGATGCCGACTTCAGACCATCACTGCAGATTGAGACACGTTGGTGGGACTCGTTGACAGGAAAAAATTCTACAGGAGATGTAGTACCAGATCTAGCTCTCCCTCTCAATGAGAGATATGGTAATAATATCAGGCCTAGGCAGAGCTGGTACGTAGACAGATATGCCGCATTGACAGAGATAATAGATTACGCAAACACGGTACTGAAAAAAAATCAGTTAGTTGGACAAATAAATCTTACAAACCTCGATAGTTCGGAACCGGAGCCAACAGCACAGAGCCTAGAGTGGGACGTTTCGGTAGACACATATGCTGAACTGACTTACCTTAACACCGCAGATCTTTCAGGGACAGTGAAGTACTTGGTCAAAGCAGATGAGACAGCGAACAACTATTGGGCAATATACCAATGGGACGGAACAGAATTCACAAGGACCAAATTACAGACATACAACACTTCCGCTTACTGGAGTTACACAGATTGGTATGGTACTGATCCTGCTATACATGGAATGCTCCATGATGAGAACACAAAAATTGATAAACAGGTAACGTTTCAATACGAGTTAGACTCACTGGATCTTGCTGTAGGTAAACATGTAAAAGTTACTAGTGCCGACACAGGCGGTTGGAAATTGTTTATGAAGACTGCTACAGGGTGGACAAACGTTGGAACAGAGAATGGAACAATCAGATTCAGCACTAAACTTTATGATTATTCACAGGATGCATCAGGTTTTGCCGGTGATGATAATTTTGACGACAACTTCTTTGACCAAGAGCCGAGTATAGAGACAAGAAAAGTCCTGACTGCATTGAGAGATGATTTATTCATTAATGATCTTGCTGGAGAATACAACACACTGTTCTTTACTGGATTAAGGAAAGTACTTGCAGAGCAAACATATGTAGACTGGATGTTTAAAACATCATTCATAAATGCAAAAAACTCTGTTAGAAAACTAGATCAACGAAAAACTTACACCAAAGGCACTGATAGTTGGATAGAGAGTTACATAAACGAAGTAAAACCCTTCCACACCAAATTGAGAGAATATAAATTGGGCTATGAAAAAACAGAGACACAGGACGGAATATTCTCAGATTTTGACAATCCTACTTTTTACGATACAGCAACAGGCAAAATAAGAAGTTTGAATGTTAACTCTGATACTGCCAAATTAACAGAGTATCCGTATCAAATGTGGTATGACTACCACAAGAAGTATGTCCAGACTATAACTGTCACAGCAGGCGGTTCGGGTTATGAAGTCGCTCCAACAGTGAGCATACTCGGAGGTACTACAGGATCGACAGGACCTTTCCAGTTACAGGCCACGAGTGCATCAGGATCAACCAGTGGACAGTTTGGGTATTACTATCCGTTGTTCACGAGTCAAAAACAGGCCGAGATTTATGACACACAAAATTCAGGATCAGGCACTACGAAAGATTATACATTTGAAGGTTACACAGAAACTTTCTATGGCCCAACAGCATCAGTAAATGAAGCACAGGGTGACAAAATTGGAACATTCAAGATGTATGTGACACCGACAACAACGGCCGCTACAGCAACAGCAATTATACAAGACGGTGCAGTAACAAAAATTACGGTGACAGGTATTGGTGCAAATTACACTGCAACACCAACAGTTGTGTTATCGGGCGGTAAGACAGATGGTACAACACCAACAGACACTGCTAAAGCATATGCTAACTTAAACAACGACTTGGTCAGAGACTTTGATACAACGATCAAATTTGACAGGGTATCAAGCACCTCTAGAGTTGTGGACTGGGCGGCATCAACAGCCTATGCCTACAATGACCTATTGAGATACAACAATGGACTTTACAAAGTTACAAACGCATTTACGTCAAGCACAGACTTCGACGACAACATAGGAAGCGTATACAAAATATACGGCAATGAGACCGGACTTACCGCGGCGGACAGAACAAAGGGTTTCTACACGCCAGGATCTGGAATGCCAGGTAACGAACTTGACCAAGTGATGACAGGAGTCGACTACGGCGGAACAATGGTAACAGGATTACTATTCAATCAAGAAGCAGGTTGGGACAAAGCGGGTTGGTATGATTTCTCTTGGGACAACTATGGCGATTCAAAAGTTAAAGCCTTCAGGGCAGATGGCTCTACAGCGGCGTACACATTTGACACAGCACCTACAAGTAGTGAAGTGTATCAAGTGTATCTAACACAGGACGACAGCTCAAGGAAAAAACTGTCAGACGTGATCAGAGGTGATGGGTCTACAGTATCATTCACAATCAGCGAGACACCAGAAGAGAACGCTTTGGTAGAGTTCATCCCGTTCGATGACGATGGTGTGTTGACACCAACAGATGACAGAACCTTAGATTCAATTGTTAAAGGTGGTCTATTCACATCAGCACTGGGACACGCACCTAGTGATATCTTATTAGAGGGAGATGATTTTATTTCTCCGGACACAAGTTATGCACCAGAAGAGGTAGTACCTGGCCAGTTGTTTGACACGTTAGACATAAAAGTTTACACATCACCAGAGTCTGGTGTGCCATTTATAAGTGAGATGAATCACAGAGGTAACGGAAGCACAACATCATTCAGCATAGGAGACTATCCTGGCACACTAGGGTCAGTGACTGTTGCAGTCAATGGCGTGGTGCAGAAAGGTAGTGCATTAGATTCAACAGTATCTGATTACACAATTGATGTTGCAAATAAAACAATTACATTCGACACAGCACCTGCCAATCACAGCACAATATCAACCAAGGTATTTGCCATTTCAGGTGAGAACTACAGAGTATTGAACACTTTCACTGGAGATGATAGTACCACTACGTTCTTGACTTCTACAAGAGGTGAGTTCAATCTAGATTCAACATCATCTGACTTATATGTTACAGTGGATGGCGTGCCTACAACAGCATACGCAACAACCACTACTGCTAATACGATTACAGTTGTGTTTGACTCGGCTCCTGCCGCAAGTTCTTACATACAGATAGCAGGTTTCAACAAGTCAGCAACATCGACAAGGAGTTATGCCAGTGTGAGAAATGAATCAATAACATATGATGGTTCGACTAACAGACACACGTTGACATATCCACCTGGTGCGATAGGACCATTCTCAGGATTGACAACGGTTGAAGTGAACGGAAGGGTACTACGTGGACCAGACAACACCTACTATGTTGGTGACGGAAGCACTTACACATATGGTGTGGTATCAGGACTAGGCGATGACTCTACTGTTGATCCAGCCAAAACAATTTCAAGTGCAAGCCAGGTTGAAGTTTATGTCAACGGAACCAAGAAAGATTTGAACACACATTACACAGTTGATGTAGGAAACAACAACATAGAATTCGTAAGTGCATCTGTTCCAACAACAACAGATGTAATCTGTATATCGACATTGGTAGATCATCAGTACTTCAACTCAGGTAACGACGTAGTATTGGTACCAAGTGCGATAACATCTCCTTACAGTTTGACTGCAAATGACATCATCAGTGTAACAACGTTCAATAATGCGTTGGGCATGAAACAGAGAAGAGAAGTGTTGGAAGGCAGAACAGGCGGAGTATTCAAACTTAGATTCGATGTGTTACATGCAGGATACACTTTTGTTTGGTTGAATGGTGAGCAATTGATACAAGGAACAGATTATGTAGCAAGTGGCAACACGATAACAGTTTCGGGCAAGACTATCACATCATCGGATAGATTAGATGTCATGTACTTTGCACTTGAATCAGCGACAGGGTCCACAGGATTCAGGATATTCAAAGATATGATGAACAGGACGTTCTACAAACGTATTAGTAAAACGTCAACAACAAAATTAACTGTAGATATGACAGCAGGAACACAGACCATAACTGTGGAAGACGAAAGTGTTTTACCAATACCAGATGCTTCTTCAAACACTCCAGGTGTCATTTTCATAGACAAAGAGAGAATAGAATATTTTACAAAATCAAGTAACACGTTGGGACAATTAAGACGTGGAACACTTGGTACAGGAATTAAGGAGCATGGATCAGGCACTGAAGTGGTAGATGCGTCTGGTACTCAAACCATCCCTTATGCGGACACAGTACACACCAACACTTTCACAGGTGACGGCAGTACATTGACGTTTGCACTATCACAAACCCCAGCCTCTGCTAGTGAGTTAGACATATTCATTGGTGGCCAACGATTGTTGCTTACTAGCGAGGATGGATCAACTATTAACTACTCTGTGGACGGAAGCACAACAGCAGTCACTTTAAGCACTGTGCCAGCATCGGGAACACAGGTTAAAATCTTACACAAGAGAGGACAGGTATGGTACACGGCACTAGATGGTAATCCAGCGGATGGTAAAGGATTACAGGCTTCAAACACTCAACAGGCTAAATTCATTGCTAACGAACCAACAAACGCACCTGAATAAATACACTAGATGACACAGAACAATAAACCCACAGAAGTAAAAGAAGAGAATAAAAAGCCTCAGGATAACACGGGTGTTATGATGACGGGGCATATAAAGATTTCAGATCCAGAGACAGGTGAGGTCATCGTAGACAAGAGAAATGCGATACACTACGAGAACATGTCTCAGGCATTGGCTAACTCATTGGCAAATAAATCTACAGGATTTGTACATGAGATTGCATTGGGCAACGGTGGAACTAGTGTTGATCCAACGGGTATAATCACATACCTTACTCCAAACTCAACTGGTACGAACGCCACACTGTACAACCAGACTTATTACAAAGTAGTAGATGACAATTCTGCTACAAACAAAGACACCACAAGAAACAAGATGGAAGTGAGACACACAGCGGGTAACAAGTACACTGACATCGTTGTCACTTGCACACTTGACTACGGTGAGCCAACAGGACAGGCGGCCTTCGATAACACAACTGATTTCAATGGCGATTATGTTTTTGACGAACTAGGTTTAAAGAGCTGGGAAGGAACAGAGAACGGTACAACAAACAAACTGTTGACACATGTTATATTCCACCCGGTACAGAAATCACTTAACAGACTAATACAGATTGACTACACTTTAAGAATTCAAAGTTTAACAACTTTCACCGAGACAAGTTCTACAGCACTGTCAACATCGAACACAGTGAGTGGAACGACATCAGGTGGTAACACAGGATACTAATGGCATACACAGTAAACAAGACAAGTAGCGGTTCATACACTGTGCAGGATAGCGTGATCAACACGCAGACCGATCTTTCCTTAATAGGAAAAGGGTACGCAGGCTACGGTGAGAAGATTGCAGAGAACTTTTTACATTTACTGGAAAATTTTTCAAACACATCAGCACCAACAAAACCAATAAGCGGCCAACTTTGGTATGATAGCACTAATTCACAGTTGAAAGTTTATTCGGGTTCAGCATTTGTACCTGCAGGCGGAAACGTGCCATACCAGACAACTGCACCAAGTTCACTTTCACAGGGTGATCTTTGGATAGACTCAGACACAGGACAACTTTATTTCTACAACGGATCAAGCAACGTGCTTGTTGGTCCATCTGCTTCGACTGGAACCACAAACGGATTTATTTTTGAAACTATATTGGACAGTAGCGATGCATCACAGAACGTAACAAAATGGTACAATGATGGTAACCTTATTGCAATAGTTTCAGAAGACACATTTACTCCAAAAGTTTCTATAACAGGTTTTGCAAGTATCAAAAAAGGTATCACACTTACAACTGCTATAGCAGATACAAAATTCCAAGGTACGGCCACAGACGCAGATGCGTTAGGTGGTGTTGCGGCCGCGAACTACCTGAGATCAAACGCCAACGACACAACTTCGGGCACAATCACTATTGCCAATGACGGGGGACTTGTTGTTGGAGCAGACAGTGACTTGACTATTACTGTCGATTCCTCAGGTGCAATCCTAACAAATACTGTGACAAACACAGACATAACTTTCAAGGTCAACGATGCTGGTGTAAACACAACAGTGATGACCATAGACGGTTCAGAATCAAGAGTTGGTATCGGTACAACATCGCCCACAACAAAATTAGATGTGTCAGGCACAGTTAATGCCACAGCATTTACAGGTCCCATCACGGGTGCTGTAGTAGGTAATGTGACAGGTGATGTGACAGGTGATGTGACGGGAACAGTCACTGGATCCGCTAGCCTTAACTTGCTGAAAACAGGCGGTACTCTTACAGGTACATTGACAGGACAGACCATACTGCCTAGTGCGGACAGCACATACAACCTAGGTGCTGATGGTACAGAATTCGCAAACGCTTTCATAGACACAATCACTTCAACTGAGTTAAAGACAGAGGGTGTGACGATCAATGACAATAACATAAGCGCCAGCAGATCCAACGATAATCTAGTACTTGGAGGATCAGGCACAGGCGGAGTTATTATTGGTGGTGGTATGAAACTTGTAGGATCTACAATAAGTTCAGAAGATTCTAGTCAGATTACTGTAAACGACGGACTAACAGTTACTGGTGCAGTGGTCATGTTGAGTAGTTTACCTACTTCCGACCCATCAAATGCTGGTCAGTTATGGAATGACTCGGGAGATTTAAAAATAAGCACAGGTTAATAACCAGTAAGGGCGTAATAAATATACAAAATGGCGTACACAATAAACAAAACAGACGGAACAGTAGTAACAACGATCACAGACGGAACGGTAGACAATACCACTACGTTGCAGTTGTTTGGTAAATCATATTCAGGTTTTGGTGAAGGCCTTAACGAAAATCTAGTAAAATTATTAGAAAATGCGGCATCCACAGCGGCACCCTCGGCACCTCTAAAAGGTGAATTATGGTTTGACACAACAACGAACCAGATCAAAGTCTATGACGGAACTAGTTTCAAACCAACAGGTGGTGCAAAGGCAAGCGCCTCACTACCAGCAGGACCTTCCGTTGGTGACCTTTGGTTGGATTCCACGAACGACCAGGTCTTCGTTTACACAGGCGACTCGAGATCACACCAAGTAAATGACGAATGGGAGTTGATAGGACCGGCCTTCACGGCAGGACAGACACAGTCAGGTTGGAAAATAGAGACGTTAGCAAGTTCAGGTGGAAACAAGGTTGTTTCATCAATGTACGCAGGAGCAACAAGGGTAGCAATACTTTCAAAAGAAACATTCACACCAAGCGTATCGCAGACAGGATTCGCTTCGATCAAGGCAGGGATAACGCTTAACTCAACATTGGGTGGAGTGTTTGAAGGTTCAAGCACACAGGCATCAGCAATCGATGTGTCAGGTACGTCTAACACTTCGGGAACAATAATAGCAGGCGGAAACTTCCTAAGGGCAGACGCGGCAGACACAACAACAGGTGCACTTACAGTTGATGCAGATGGTGGTGTGATCATAGGTGATGCACAGGAACTGTCAATAACAATTTCAAGCAACGACGTGACAGTTGCACAGACATCAGAAGACAAAGATTTAAAATTCACAGTAAACGACGGTGGTGCTACAAAGACTCCAATACAACTAGTTGGAGCAACGGGTGGCATAACTTTGACAGGTGATGTAGCAATAACAGGTAACTTGAGCATATCAGGCGAATACAACAGTTCAGTTTCGAATGTATCAACATACGATGATGCTTTCATAAAAGTGAATACAGGCAACTCGGAGGCAGACGCAGGACTTATAGTAGAGACAGGTGATTCAGATGATGCTAGAATATTTTATGATGTTTCAGAGAACTTCTGGTCAGCAGGCCATGGTGCGTCATATTCACAGGTTATAAGATTGGCAGATGCAGTGGAAGACGGCGATGCAAACAAAGGAAAAGTTTTAAAAACAACAGCAGGCGGAAATGTTAAAGCAACTTCAATGACACTAGGTGCCGTTGGATCTATAACATACACGGACACATCAAACCTAGGCGTACCAACGATAGGTGCAGTTGCTACCCTAAGCAATGAATGGGGTGGATCTGCAAAAACAGTTTCGACATCCGCACCAACAGGTGGTGACGGTGCTGACGGAGACTTCTGGTTCGTAAGGGAGGCGTAATCCCATGGCCATAATCACTAAGACTTTCACATACGAAGGCGGAGTCAGGATAGCAGAAATTCCGGCAGGCACAACAACTCTCACAATGCATCTTTGGGCAGGAGCCGGCGGTGGCGGAGGTGAAGACGCGGCAGGAGCCGGCGGTCAAGGATCAGCAGGTCACTACGTAACAAAAACAGATTTAGACGTCTCATCATACGCAGGTGTGAAGAACATCTCAGTGTCAGTAGGTGGCGGTGGCGGTGGTGGTACAACAGGTTCCGGATCAGAAGGTGGCCCAAACGGAAAAAGTTTAACAGGATACTCAGGTGGTACAGGAGGTCCTTCAGGACCAAACGGTGATTCAGGATCAGGCGGAGGTGGCGGAGGAGCCACAACAGTCACGGTATTCGACGATGGAGCCTCAGTGACCCAATCAGTGATAGCAGTAGCAGGTGGAGGCGCTGGAGGTGGAGGCGCTGGTAGATTATCAACAGGTGGCACAGGTTCTAACACAAGCAACGCCACGGGAAGAACACCAGGAACACTGGGAGAGAATGGTGCAAGCCACGCCGACAACGGTGGTGGTGCTGGAGCAGGTGGCGGTGGTACCGACGGAGGTACTGGAGGTTCTGGAGACCAGGGAGACATAGGAGCGTTTGGTGGTAGAGCAGGATCAGACACAGTGCCTGCATCAGGAACATCAGCAAATGGATCAGGTATTACACCAGGTGGAACGTCAAGTGGTTATTATTCAACAGGTGCGGCACTAGGAGGTGCATCACAAACGTCAGGAGGCAACGGTAGAGCAGTATTAATTTTCACTATACCGTCAGCATCAAACTACAAAGTGGGTGGTGAATGGAAGAAACTCGATCAGATTTATCATAAAGTGTCAGGATCATGGAAGAACATCACAGCGGCCTACACCAAAGTATCAGGCGTGTGGAAACCTATATTTGCTAACGACGTAGTATTTTCGATAGATTATTCAGAATTCGGTGACGACGATGGTAACTTAACATCAGGGTCAGAAGGAACAGCAGGAAATCCGGTTTCTCCCACACCTAGTGGTGTTGACACCGGAGGTGACAATGATAACAGGACACCGTCTCCAAAAGTATCTCGAGGACGTCAGTCTTGGGGAACGATTGGTGGAGTTGAAGCGGTATGGAACGGACCATCATCGGCTAACGAAAAAGGTGGTGGAAGCAATCCACGTGTGATATGCACGTACTTCCATGCCAGAGGACTGCTGGAACTAGATGATCTACAGAATGACTACGAATGGACTAGGCAAAATATCAGCGATAACGTTAAGATTGGATACTGGTTATGGGCAATACCTTTGGTAGAATGGATGGAAAAACATGAGAATTCAAACAAATTATGGCACAGATTTGCCATCGCAACAACTTTGTCTTTTGCTACAGCAAGGGCACATGAGATATCACACAAGATGGGTGCAAGGAAACACAGTAACCTATTTGGTAAATGTGTGAGAATTATAGGTGAATCACTGTGTGCTGTGGTGGGTTTTATGGCAAAACCTTTTGTAAAAAGCAAGTACGAAACATTGTTAAAGGACTATTAAATACAAGTATGGCAACCAAAGAACAAGTAACAGAATACATAGATAGCCAGTGGCAAAAAGGTGGAAACGATGCCTTTGTAAAATATTGGGAAGAGCCTGCGACAGAAGGGTACAATGCTACTAGGTTAGGACTAATGGTCAACTGGGTAACACCAGACATAGCGAAAATACTTGTGAAACTTGTTGGCGAAACAGTAATGGTGAAAAATATAGCCAAGAACGGGGACAATAACTAATGATCACGAAGACAGAAGTAGCAGACTACATCAATGCCAATATAGATAATATATTGACGGCTGAGGAGATCAAGACTCTAGGGGATTCCATTAAGAATCATCCTGCCAAACCTTTACTGGCAGAGACACTCATAGATCTGTTAGGAGATGTTAGCATGTTGACAGCAATAAGGGATGATGAGTAATGGCATACAAGATTAACAACACATTTGGAACACTGCTGGTCACACTGGCCGATGGAACCATCGACACGGCCACTACAGACCTTACACTGATAGGTAAAGGCTATGCGGGTTTCGGAGAGAAGTTGAATGAAAACCTTGTAAAACTACTGGAGAATTTCAATAACACCACGACACCGGCAAACAAGGTCCAAGGTCAAATGTGGTACGACAAGACAAACAATCAAATAAACGTCTACACAGGATCAAAATGGAAACCGGTAGGTTCGACCACCAACTCCGCCACTGCACCAACCAACGCTGTGCAGGGAGACATGTGGTTCGACACAACAAACACACAATTATATGTGTACACAGGAACAGCATGGACACTGATTGGGCCAACAACAGTTGCAGGCTCTGGAGTGACACAGTTCACCAGTGAGGTCGTCGACGACAATACAGGTACAAACAAGTCCATATTAAAAATGGTGGCCAATGACACTGTAGTAGGTGTCGTATCAAATCAAGCATTCACACCAAGTTCTACGGAAACAAATGGCGCGGCCTTGATAGCGGCAGGATTTTCCACAGTGGCACAAGGTATCCAACTGTCAAGTTCGGTATCGTCTGCAAAATTCAGAGGCACATCCACAGACTCAGATGCGTTGGGTGGTGTTACGGCCGCAAACTATTTGAGATCAAACGCCAACGATACATCAACCGGTTCATTGGGCGTTCTAAATGACACAGGGTTGACGATCGGTGCAGGATCTGACATCACAATGAGTCTATCAAGTGATGATTTCACCATTGCACAAACAACATCAAACAAAGATATTATTTTCACAGTAAATGACGGAGGTGTCACAACAGAAGCACTCAGAATTACAGGTTCAACAGGAAGGATCGAACATTTGAGAGTGGGTGACATAACAGTTGATGGAACCAACACCATAATGAACACAACAACGCTGTCAGTAGAGGACAACATCATAGAATTGAACAGGAACATATCCAACAACGCAGGCATGCCTAGTTTCACAGGATTAAAGGTAAACAGAGGCGAGACATCAGGTGCGACTGAACAGAACCTTTACTGGGTATGGGATGAAACGTTCGCAGATGACGGCACGACCATACACGGAAACGCAGGCGGGGCCTGGACAGCATTCAAGTCAGGCGGCGGTGAAAACGAATTATCAGCACCAACGTTGGTAGATGTTAGAGCAAACATAGTGCATGCGACATCTACATCGGCTCAGTACGCTGATTTGGCGGAACGTTATGAGACAGACTGTGAGACTACGCCAGGTGATGTGGTCATTTTAGGTGGTCACGCAGAGATAACCAAGTGCAAGGACGAACTGTCAGATGCAGTTTTTGGTGTGATATCAGAATCACCAGCGTTCTTGATGAATGCACAGGCGGGCAACAACGACTCGCACCCGATGGTGGCACTGAAAGGACGTGTCATGGTCAAACTACAGGGCACGGGTAAAGCAGGGGATCGTGTGGTATCAGCAGGCAATGGAGAAGCCAGAGTGGCGGCCATTGACGAATGTACCGCTTTTAACACCCTGGGAAGACTGGTCAAGGATAAATACAACAAAGAAACAGCATTAACAGAATGTGTAATAGGGGTTAAATAACAATATGGCATATACAGCAGGTGATAAAATTTTAGATGACGAGTACAACATATTCGTAAACAACAGTTCAAGTCCATTCGGATACAACCATTTCGCAGGAACGGGTTCAGGTACTTACGGTCTTGGTCAAACACACATTCCAACAGTGGTAGCGGCGACAGGAACAATCAACGCATCACAGTGGAACACTCTACTTGCAGGTGTTGATACCATTGCAGGTCACACAGGTGATACAATGACAGCAAGAGGTCAGATCACAGCAGGTGATCCTATCAAAATTAAGGCGGCGGTTGCGGCAGATTTAGCAACATTGGCGGCATCAGTGAACGGCGGATGTACAAGCACATCAGCAGTAACTACAAACACATTAAGTACAAGCACCAACAGTGGAACATGGAACTCAACATCAACCATCGAGAGATCAGTTACCTTCGCCAATGCGGACAAGATGAGACACTTCTTCAACGCAGGTGGAAAAATCAGATGTAATCCAGGCACTTCAGGTTCAACTGACGGTGACAAGGACACTGTGTTCCAAGAACTGGAAGCGGCCATGGGCAACATTGACATGAGTGGACACGCAACTTCGAGATCAGGTTCAGGTGAGACACAGACTAGTCTTGCTAGTTCAACTGGTTTCCATGACCTGGGTACATCATACACATCTTTGTGTAAATTGACTTCAAACAACTCGGGTTACACTTCAGACACGTTAGAGATATTTGCCAAGTTGGATGCGTCAGTTGGATCAGCAACAGTGATCACTATCAAATCTGTGGCATCAGACCCAGCGGGTGACGAGACTTACACTGCAGGTAACACAGCAGGTACACCGGCCAACCCCAATGAAGCACCAGCGATGACACTACAGTTGGCGGAAATACATCCAACAACAGGTGGCGGATTGTCGGCGGCGATACAATCAAGTTCAAACACACAGGTTAGTAACTCGCAGTCATAATAATAATTTTACCAGGTTGAAATTTAACCATAATTATTGTATAATTGTGGTATGGATATTCGCGAACTCAAAAAACAATCAGATCTTTCTTACGACATAGCGATCGCAAAACGCAACGCTCTGGAGAAAGCACACTCACGACAGGTACTGGCATATAATGGAAATCTTTTCCGTGCCGATCCTGGGACAATATGTCTTGTGAGGACACTAAAGGAAAACAGCAGTAAGTTTTTCATACTGGACACAAATAAAAATCCAGTTGAGATAACAGACGCAGACGATTTCCTAGCAAGATTGATTGAACGGAACCAGGAGGCCTTGAACGCATATCACCAAATATACGAAACTTTTACAAAAAAAGGTGAATGATGACGCAAGGAGTATTACTATTCTGTTTTGACACAGAACACACACGGTATCACAAGATACTGGAGAGGTGTGTGGCCCTAGTAAAGAAAAATCTCAAAGTAGAAATCACCGTAGTGACTAACTTTGAAACTTTCTGTAAAATCAAACCATTGGGCTTTATAAATTACAAATTCATTGAACCAGAACTGGGTAACACCAAACTGGGAAAATCTTGGAACAATGTAGATAGGCATCTTGCCTACGAACTTTCTCCATACGACAAGACGCTTGTGATGGACATCGATTATTTCTGTTTCACGGACAACTTGTTAGAGCTCTTTGACACAGAATATGATTTCCTTGTGCCAGACACAGCATATGATCTGACAGGCAGGAACACGTTTGATCAAAGGAAGTGGAGCATGATACCCATGGTGTGGGCGACTGTGCTACTGTTCAAGAAAAACGAAAAGACCAGAAAGATATTTGACACGGTAAAATACATAAAGAAGAACTACAATTACTTCAACGAGATGTACAGGATATATGCCAAGAATCTACGTAATGACTATCTGTTCGCAATGGCACTGCAACAGATAAACGGATTTGTGGGCTACGAAAAGATGCCATTTGCATTGGCAACACTGCCGCCAGACTGCGAAGTGGTTGAGATGACCAATGAAGGTATTGCATGGAAATACAATGATCAGATATCCTGTGTACAAAATCAAGATGTCCATGTACTCAACAAGGAGATATTCAATGTCTAAAGGATTTCTTTGGTTCGCACAGAACAATGGCAAAGTTGATTATGTGGAACTGTCTATAACTTTGGCCAAGAGCATAAAACGTTGGAACAAAAACAACAAGGTATGTGTGGTGACAGATCAATCAAGTAAATTTTCCAGCGAACACGTTGACGTAGTGAAAGTCATAGGGGAAGACGACAGTGCCTTGCACGATATCAAATGGGCGAACGAGTACAAAGCGTTCCGTCTCACACCTTTTACACACACAATAAAATTGGAGGCGGACATGTTGTGGACCACAAACACTGATTGGTGGTGGAATCACCTGTGGCAACACGATTTAGTATTCAGTGTTGACTGTTTTGACTACCGGGACAATGTTGTAAAACAAACGCCATACAGGAAATTGTTCATGAGGAACCATTTACCCAATATCTACAATGGATTGATGTATTTCCGTAGGAGTGCAAAAGCAAAGAAATTCTATGAGATAGCAGAACACATAGTGAAGAATTGGAAACAGGTCAAAACACAGATGTTGATTTCGTGTCATGACGAATACCCTAGCACAGACGTGGTGTTTGCGTTGGCATATAGGATTATGGATCCTACTGCCTGTGATCTTATAGATTATGATTGGTTTAAATTCATTCATCACAAACCAGGTGTAAACAATACCATGAGGGCAAAGGATCAAAACGAATATCTATATCCCAACAGATCCGGAGATGCAGTGTACATAGGCGAAACACGTGTCAGCAGAGTTTGGCACTATCACAACAAGGAGTTACATGCCAGGATTTTTTGAGGCAATGGCGAATCTGCCAAAGAGAGAACCTAGGAAACTTTTTGTGACTGTTGATGGCGTAGAACACGAAGTGACCCATGACAAGAAGTTGTGGGCACTACAGTACAATGAAGAAGAGCTAATGATCAAAGATGGTGAGATAGTGTTGAAGCCAAAGCCAAAACCAAAAACACAATACAGCGTTTTAAAAGAAGCAAAAAAAGGATATGTGTTCCAAGACGATGACATACACTGGCCCACAGGAATAGTGGAAGGAGGCAAAGCATGGCTGATAGAACGAGAATAAGCGAACTGGACTTCGTGTACATCAGTTTCAAGGAGCCCAACAAGGAAGAGAATTGGGCGGATCTCAAGAACAAGGTGCCATGGGCCAAGCGTGTTGATGGTGTTGTGGGGTTTGACAACGCCCATAAGGCCGCGGCCGAGTTGGCAGAGACCGACTTCTTTATAAGTGTTGACGGTGACAACGTTATTGATGAAACTTTTTTATTACAAACCCTAGATTGGACGAAGACCGATCCCAAGGCAGTTCATCGTTGGCGAGCAAAAAATAACATTAATGGGCTAGTGTACGGTAATGGAGGACTAGTTGGTTGGTCAAAGGAAACGTGCTTGAACATGAGGACACACGAGAATGCTGACTCGGAGGAGAACCAGATAGATTTCTGCTGGGGTGTGCCACATGAGAATCTGCATAACTGTTACTCCACTACCATAATAAATGGTTCTGAACAGCAGGCCTTTGTGGCAGGCTTCAGGGAGGGTGTAAAAATGAGTACGAACAAAGGCAAACCCATACCTGCCAATGATTTCCAAAAAGTGTGGCCGACTAATCTGAGGACACTCAGCACTTGGTGTACAGTGGGTGCAGACGTAGAGTTTGGCAAGTACGCCATGTTGGGAGCGAGGATGGGTTGTTTCAACACAGTGATAGAGGCCAAAAATGAGCATTTCAAGATACGTGATCTGGATAACATGGAGTTGTACTACAAGGATCAGTCACCTACAGACATAGACACAGATCTGTTGATGTACGGTAACAGCCTGAGGCAACAACTGGACATGCCAATTGCGGAGTACGATGACGATGACAGCAGGTTCTATCGGTTCGTCATCCCTCCGCACATAAACAAGGGAGTGCAAGACCGTGAGTACCAGTAACTACAAACAGGACGCATTGAAGGCCAAGGAAATACTCGAGACAGTTTCTCCTACCATGTGCCTGGCCAAGTGGAATCAGACCTCACTGCACCTGCCCACGGGACTGACCAACAGTTGCTATCATCCACCATTGCACAACATTGATGCAGAGAAGTTGAAAAACAATCCAGCCGCACTGCACAACACCGCAGAGAAAATGAATCAACGACAACAGATGCTCCAGGGAGAACAACCCGAGGGTTGTTCATACTGCTGGAACATGGAGAAGACCGGGGAGATGTCAGACAGGCACTACAGGTCTGGTGAGCCATGGGCCATGCAGGACTTCGAGGATATTAGAAAGAATCCAATAGACGAACATTGGACGCCGAGATACGTGGAGGTGAACTTCAACAACGCTTGTAACTTCAAGTGCAGTTATTGTTCACCACAGTTCTCGACCACGTGGGCCAAGGAGGTGGACAGATACGGCGAATATCCTACCACCCCTTCCCACAACGCACCAGAGCACTTCCAAGGTCGCAGGAAGCCCATACCCAACAGGGAGGAGAACCCTTACGTGACCGCTTTCTGGAAGTGGTGGCCAACACTGTACAAGAATTTAAAGCACTTCCGTATGACCGGTGGTGAACCCATGATGGACGTGAACACCTACAAGGTTTTCCAGTACATAATAGATCATCCCAAACAAGATCTGCACCTCAACGTGACCAGTAACATGTGTCCACCAGACAAGAAGTTGAAAGAGAAGTACTTCAACATGGCACAGGAGATATGTATGCAGGAGAAGGTTGAACACATGATGCAGTTCGTGTCAGTTGACGCATTTGGCAAACGTGCGGAGTACATACGTGACGGCCTGGATTTCAACTACATGATGGACAACGTGGAGGAGTTTCTTGACAGGATCCCGGGTCGTAATTCCATCACATTCATATGCACATACAACAATCTAAGTATCACGAGCATGGATAAACTGCTGGAGAAAATATTGGAACTGCGTACCAAGTACTCAAAGACCTACCAGAGAGTGTGGTTCGATGTGCCACTGCTGAGGCAACCCGCATGGCAACAGATCACGATGCTACCGGAGGCGTACCAGAGCATACATGAGGATAACATTAAGTACATGCAGAACCATTCCGGGGAGGACAACGGGTTACACATATTCAAGGACTTCGAGATTCAAAAAATGCAACGCAATCTCGCATACTGGCGAGAAAACACGGACGTAAGTACGCAACAAAAAAAGAATTTTTACGCATTTTTTAACGAACACGATCGGAGAAGACAAACAAACTTATTGAACACTTTCCCTGAGATGGAAGAATTCTGGGAGGAGTGTAAAAACGCATGAACGATTTAGAATATAAAAAACAAATACTGGATCCTAAGTCAGCAAGTTTCTGCGGAGCCAAATGGTATAATGCAACAATATGGTTGGGTAGTGGTATGACCACAAGTTGTCACCATCCACTTCCGCACAAGATTGATCTTGAAGCAATAAAAACAAATCCTAGTGCAATACACAACACAGTACAAAAGAAAGCAGAACGTAAACAGATGCAGTGCGGCGACAGACCAAAAGGGTGTGAATACTGCTGGAAGATAGAAGATATCAAAAGAGATAATATTAGCGACAGGGTCTACAAATCAAAAATATTCACAAACGAAGCATTGGACTACGCACACAAAACTGATGCTGACACAGATGTCAATCTAAAGACACTGGAGATAGCATTCGATAGGACCTGTAACTTTGCTTGTACATATTGTAATCCTGCATTTAGTTCTACGTGGGCAAACAATATCAAGAGGCAAGGACCATACACAGATATGAAAACAGATGGGCGTAATCACTTCACACACAGTCATGAAAGTGCAGAGCCATACAAGAAAGACGAAACAAATCCGTACGTGGAAGCATTTTACAAATGGTGGGAAACGGACCTACACAAGAGTTTAGATGAACTGAGGATAACAGGTGGAGAACCTATGATGTCACCCAACTTGTGGAGACTGTTAGATTGGATAGAAACACAAGGTGAAAAAATGAATCCTGATATACGTATTGCAATCAACTCTAACCTGGGTGCAAAGCAAAGCATTATTGATAGATTCAAAACTAAACTAAAAGGATTTAAAAACTTTCATCTGTATACCAGCATGGAAGCAACACACAAACAAGGCGAATACATCAGAGACGGATTAGATTACGGCGAATGGTTCTCAAATTTCTTACACATGATGGTTGATAAAGTCCCATCAGAGATTCATAATATGTGTACCATAAATGCACTGTGTTTAGAGTCGTTGCCAGAACTGCTAGAGAGGATAATATGGTTCAAGAGTGCAAGTAAGGTGTATGGACCGAAGGTCAACTTTACATTGAACATATTACGGTTCCCGAGCTTCCAATCACCTCTTGTGCTACCCGATGACCTAAGAAATAAATTTAAAGGAGACTTGGTAAAGTTTTTAAATAACAATGAAAAACATCTAGAACATATGGAAACTAACCAAACACAGAGACTTATAGATTATTTAGATGTTGTCAAAACACCACATGCAGGTGCGGCCGAACAAAGTAAACTACAGAAAGACTTCAAAGCGTTTTACAGTCAATACGACAAAAGATCAGGAAAGAACTTCGAAAAGACTTTCCCAATAATAGGAGAATGGTATAGTGGCATATGATTATGGCGCCAAAGAGCCTGAGAAACTAAAGATCAAAGATATGACTCCTAAAGAGAAGGAGTTGTTGATAGACAATGACACATTCTGTATGATGCCATGGTTGCACATACATGCTTTCCCTGACGGTAGAGCGTACCCTTGTTGTTTTGCATTGGACAAATATCCTGTTGGTGATCTTAACAAGAATTCAATGGAAGAAGTCTTTAACAACGATGAGATGAAGGGTATAAGGAAAAACATGCTGGCCGCAAAGCCAAGCAAACATTGTACGAAATGTTATGATCAAGAGAAGTCGGGGTTCTTCTCACTGCGTCTAAGTTCGAACAAACACTTTGGACACAACATAGGTATGGTTGAGAACACACAGGAAGATGGCACAGCAGATTTCGTCATAAAGTATTGGGATATAAGATTCAGTAACCTATGTAACCTAGCGTGTAGAAGTTGTGGTACATGGTTCAGCAGTAATTGGTATGAAGATCACAAAAAACTTACAGGTTCTCCTCCCAATCATGCGAAGATAATGAAAGTTGGCCGTAGCAGTAATGACATATGGGATCAGATGTTGGAACAGTTCGAACATGTGGAACAGTTTTACTTCGCAGGTGGCGAACCAATAATCATGGAAGAACACTACAGGATATTAAAAGAATTGGACAGACGTAAGATGTATCACGTGAGATTAATTTACAACACAAACTTCACAAGAACAAAATACAAAGACATTGACGTGTTGGAATTATGGAACAAGTTTGATTCAGTATCGATAGGTGCAAGTCTAGACGCAGAAGGTGCCAGGGGAGAATACATGCGTAAAGGCACTGTGTGGAAAGACGTAATAGCAAACAGGAAACGTATGTTAGAAGTTTGTCCGCAAGTAGACTTCTACATATCAAGCACAGTTGGACTTATAAATGCATTACACATATCAGACTTCCACAGGAATTGGGTAGATCAAGGATTATTGAAACCACAAGATTTCAACTTCAACTTATTGCAGTATCCATACGCACAGAGGATTGATCTTTTACCAGACTCATACAAACAAAGAGTCAAAGAGAAGATCGAGTCACACCTAGAATGGTTGCGTCCTCTAGATAATCTCACCAGGGCAACCAAGGGATTTGAATCTGGGTTGGACTACATGATGAGAAGAGACAACAGCAAAGACATGCAACAGTTCAAAGACACAATGAAAAAGATGGACGTGATCAGAGACGAAAATATCCTTGAAACATTTCCTGAATTGAAGGAATTGTATGAAGAGAATTAAACCTAGCGAAGGTAACAAAACATTCTGTATGGCACCGTGGACACACACGTATCTGTCACCGCAGACAGAAAGACGTATTTGTTGTGCATCTAGAGAACCTGCACAAAGTTTCAAACAGTACATTGACACAGGCAATGACGCTAAAGAATATAAACCACTAACACTGAAAGAACACTGGAATTCAGAGCATATGAAATCTGTTAGACTGCGTATGATGGCAGGAGAAGAACTGTCAGAGTGTGAAGTGTGTGATCACAAACTGTTAAACACAGATGTATACAGATCATACTGGAATCAGTTGTTTAATGACAGGGTAGATGAAGCGTACGACAGCACAGATGAAACAGGTGCAACTACAATGCAGACAATCAGTTTTGATTATAGATTCAACAACCTATGCAACTTCAAATGTAGGATGTGCGGTGATATGTTAAGTAGTAGTTGGGAAGCAGAATCTAGGAAGAACAAAACATGGACCAAAGAATCACAACCATGGATGGCATCACCTTTGAGAGAACAAATCATTAAATTTCAAGACACACAGGTTGTACAAGAGTTTGTTGAAGCAGTAGAAACAAAAAGAATAAAAGAAATATACTGGTGCGGTGGAGAACCTCTGATGTGGGATATGCATTGGAAAGCCATGCAGAGAATAATAGAATTAGGATTCGCAAAAGAAGTGTATGTGAGATACAACACGAATCTAAGTAGAACATCATTCAAAGGAATTAAACTGTTTGACTTACTGCCACAGTTCCAAGACTGGCAGATATGTTCATCACTGGACGGAACAGGAGAAGTTGGCGAGTACATCAGAGACGGATTAAACTATGAGCAGTGGTTACGCAATTTCAAAGAAGGAATGGCAGTGGCAAAAACAGCCAGGGAGATGAGATTAGACTATACGATAACAATGCCGGGTTTACTAGAACTTAAAAACATGTTCGATTTAAGCAGAGAGTTGGACACAGAGATATTAACAAAAGTTATGTTTACTTTTAGTAATGACGAGATTCTAAGTCCATTAGCACTGCCCAAAGAACTGCTACACACACTCATCGATGAAGCACTGGCATACATGGAACCTCTTGCCACACGAAAACAGAGAGCATTAATAGAGGTAATAAAAAATTTAAAGAATAGAGAAACCTTTACACCAACTAAACAAGGAAAACAGAGACAAGAAAGTATTGACAAGATCAGAAGACAGGATATAACCAAAATATTAAGCAGAGATGAAAGGGTGTTAGACTGGTGGACAAGTATATAGATTCAAACATATGCCCATTACCGTGGAATCATTTAGAAGTTGATGTAAATGGTGGTGCGTCTCCTTGCTGTTTGTACAAGGGCAGTATTCCTGGTGTCAAAGTGTACGAACAAAGTCTTAAGTCTATACAAGATACGGAATACATGGACAATCTTAGAACAAAATTTAGAAACGGTGAACGTCCTAAAGGTTGTCAGAGCTGTTGGCAGGAGGAAGACGCTGGCAAAACATCCAAAAGACAAAACTCGATCTACAAAATGCGTAGCAGTTTAGAAAACTGGACACCTAATAGCGAGCCATCCCTCAAGTTTATTGACTTTAAGTTGGGCAACGTGTGTAATTTAAAATGTAGGATATGCGGATCATGGAGTTCATCAAAATGGGCTCAGGAAGAAATAGATTATGAAACGGCCAAGGGAGGAGATAATCTTGTTGCTAGAAAACAATTGAAAGAAGGCGGGTGGCCAAAACGTAACCCACAATTTTTTGAGGAGTTGCAGGAGGATCTAAAATATGTGGAGTACTTTGAATTCACAGGCGGCGAACCGTTCATGATCAAGGACCACTTTAAAATACTGATGCACTGTGTCGAGAAGGGATATGCCAAGAACATAGACATACACTACAACACCAACGGCACACAGTTACCACCACAGGAAATATTCGACCTATGGAGTTGTTTCAAGCACGTGGAAGTAGCGTTCAGCATTGATGACGTGGGAGAACCTTTCGAGTATCAAAGACATCCTGCAAAGTGGAGAGAAGTGAACCAGAATCTTGTTAAGTTTAAAGAAATGAAAACACCTAACATGGACTTTCAAATATGTTCAACAGTGAATATATTCAATGTGTTCAATTGGGCCAAGATGGCATTGTGGGTGGCACAGTTCCAACCTAAGTTCTTTTATGTGAACACTTGCTTTGATCCTGATGTGTTCAACATACAGACATTACCACGGCAGGTAAAGGACATAGTCACAGACAGGTATAACATGCTCACAGACTACCAACCAAGCATAAGATTCATGAACGCCGCTGACAGAGACTCTCCGGAGATACGTGCAGAAAGAAAAAGAAGAATATTGCAAACAGATCAGTATAGGAAAGAAAATTTTGGTGATATGTTTCCACTTTTAAATAAAGTATTACAGATATATGAGTAAAAAATTAATAGCAGGTGGTTGTAGTTTCACTTTTGGTCATGAGTTGAGTGACGACCAAAATGGCAAAGTGCCAAGCAAAAAATCATGGGCATACAGGCTAAAGCCAACAGATCATGAATATGTATGTACGGCACACCCAGGCAGTGGCAACTCGGGGATAGCCAGGCGTGTATTTGATGCAGTCCACAACAATGATGATATAGGGTGTGTGATAGTGATGTGGAGTTTCCTCTCCAGGTATGACTGGGCCATGTCCAGGCACAAGGACTTAGAAAAGACACGTTGGACAACAATATCGCCATGGGATACAAAAATGGCAAGTGATGAAAGACATCAAGCACTTGCAGGATCAGAAGTACAATTGGAACAATGGAAACGTAGAGCAGACTCAATGGTTGAGACCGGAGTGCAACCGTTCGCAGAAGCCATATACAAGCACGGTGCAAACCAATATCATGAGACCTATCTCAGTTGGAAGAGCATTATCTGGTTACAGAACATACTTGAGAAGAAGCAAATACCATTCTTGTTCACACTAGCAGACAACAGCCTGTTTTACAAGGAGTTTGAACAGCACAAAGACCAGGATAATTTCATGAAGGCACTACACGATGAAATAGATTTTACCAAATGGTTTAGTTTTGGACCAAGGATGATGGGTTTCAATCAATGGACATTGATGGAAGATTATCCCAGAGCCACTACACATCCACTTGACGAAGCACACCGAGATGCTGTAAAATTAATGTTACCAATGTTTAATAAATTAACAGGAGGAAAATAATGTTCACATGGATAAAAAATCTTTGGCTGAAGTTCAAACAGGAAAGAGCTTACAGGAAAAGATTAAAAGAATTAAAGAAGAAAGACCCATTCATATACAAATAAAATGGTACTGGCAAAAATTAAACAGGTTCTGGAAAAGAAACCTAAGTTCGAACTGATGGAACTGCCGTTCATAGATGTGACGGAAGATCCTGTGAGGCCGGAACTGAGTCTGGAATTCAGGCAGGCGTACGGCAGGAAGATATACGGAATCAAGGACGAAGAGGGCGATATAGCGGCCGTTATGTGTTTCGCATTCACACACGGTATACCGGAGAGTGTTGAGGATATGGACAAGTTAAGCAAAGATGCCGCCATGCAGGCAGTACACAGGGCAGGCGTACAGGGTAGCGTGGCAATAGCCTACACGGTGTGGGCCAAGAAGAAAGGCGGCGGTAAGCACATGGTCAACGAAGTGTACAAGATGATCAAAGAAAGCAATCATCTCAACAGGCTAGTAACACTGAGTCCGCTCACAGACATGGCAAGAAAGTTCCATCTAAAGAACGGAGCCAAGGAAGTGCAGGTTAATTTAACCACACAAAATTTTGAATATGATATAGAGTTGAGTGAATGGGAGAAGTTCAGAGACAGGGCGAAGGGATGGTTCAGCATAAGATGAATTGTTTAGGATTATTTTTGGCACTGTCCATGCATGTGGGCCTAGAAGCGGACTACAACAACATACACCCACACGCAAGATGCACAGTGGATAATTCGATTGCAGGGGTGTATTACAATTCTGAGGACAGGATTAGTGCATATGTTGGCAAGGAGTTTGAATTAGATGAGTTTTGGAACATTGAATTAGGACTTGTGACAGGTTACAAATCAAATGACATACTTCCAATGATCAGATACAAAGCAGGAGGATTGTTTATTTCCCCAGCATACGAAAAGCACAACGGCAAAGAGAATTACGGTGTGGTAATAGGATGGGAGATAGGTAGATGAAGATACTGATAATGGGTTTGCCTGGATCAGGTAAGACAACTTTGGCAAAATTACTGGTGCCTATGTTCAATGCTGTATGGTTGAATGCAGATGAAGTTAGGAAGGAAGCAGACGATTGGGACTTTTCACCCGAAGGTAGAAAGAGGCAGTCGTTGAGGATGTGGTCATTTGCGGAGGAAGCCATTGATAAAAATAGAGTCGTGATAGCAGATTTTATTTGTCCGACAGATCAAACAAGAACAGAATTTGATGCAGATTACACAGTATGGATGGACACGATCAAAGAAGGTAGATTCGAGGACACAAACAAAATGTTTGTAGAACCAACACACTACGATTTCAAAGTGGGACACATGGAAGCAACAATGTGGGCGTTCTTGATCAAGCAGGATATATTAGAAAAGCACGGCAACATAGGACCACATAGTAAATGAAAATATTAGGAATAAACTGTATGAATCATGATGCTTCTATGAGTGTTGTTGATTACAGTTCAGGCATAGGTGAGATATTATGGGCCGCACACTCGGAACGTTATTCAAAAGTTAAAAATGATCATTACTTAAATTGGGCAATAGTAAATGAAGCAAACACATTCGGACCATTCGACAAAGTCGTTTACTATGAGAAGCCTCTGTTAAAGAAAACGAGACAACTGTATGCAGGACAGTGGGGGACAGCATTAAGTTATACAGAGATGCCACAGTGGCATTTGGATATGTTCAACATCAAAATCGACGAGTATGTTAAACATCATGACTCACACGCCGCGGCAGGATATTTCACGTCGCCGTTCAAAGACGAAGGTGCAACTATTCTAACAGTTGATGCGATAGGCGAATGGGAGACAGTCAGCATATCCACTGCTGATAAAATTTGGATCGAGAGGAAAGAAACAATCAACTATCCACACTCGGTGGGCATATTATATTCTGCATTCACACACCGTTGTGGACTGAAACCTGCAGAAGAGGAATACATCCTGATGGGCATGGCCGCATATGGCACACCAAAGTACAAACAACAGATATACGATGACTTCGTTTATCAGTCACCGTTCAAACTTAAGAAGAATTTACACAGAGGATTGAAAGACTGGCATCCAGAAGCAGATGTTATGGACATTGCCGCGAGCATACAGGCAGTCACGGAGGAAATACTTGCAGACCTCTTCCTGAGGGCATCCAAGTATGGCAGTAAGAATCTAGTATACGCTGGCGGAGTAGCGTTGAACTGTGCCGCAAACAGAACACTTGCGAATCTAGGATTGTTTGACAACATATGGATAATACCCAACCCTGGAGATTCGGGATCTAGCCTGGGTTGCATAGCCGCACACCACAAGAGACACCTCAAGTGGGAACACCCATTCCTTGGACACAACATAGATGGTGAATACCCTGTGGACAGTCTGATAAAAGAATTGAAGGAAAACAAGATGGTGGGAGTGGCAAGTGGCAGGGCGGAGTTTGGCCCTAGGGCACTTGGTAATAGATCACTGTTGGCAGACCCCAGGGGTGAGGACATCAAGGATTTGGTAAACTCAATAAAGAAAAGACAGAAGTTCAGACCGTTCGCTCCGGCCATATTGGAAGAGGATGTACACGAGTATTTCACCCTGCCTAAAGCAGTTCAAAACACCCCTTATATGCAATTTACAGCGGCGTGTACTGCTGGTAAAGACTTCCCTGCCATAATACATCATGATCACACTTCTAGGGTTCAAACGGTGCGTAAGACGGATAATCCAGGGTTTCATGCTTTGTTAACGGAATGGAAAAAACAGACGGGTTGCCCGATACTTTTGAACACCAGTCTGAACATAAAAGGACAACCGATCGTAAACGATAGAGAAGACGGTAAAGCGTTTACCAACAAATACGGGGTAAAAGTTCTAGGATGAAATATCTAATAACAGGCGGACTTGGATTCATAGGATCCAAAATAATTGAAAAACTTTCCAATGATGGACACAGGATCACATGTGTAGACAATGAGGACACCTATGACATACTGACAAAGGTAGAGTTGAACAAACTTATCGCATGGAGAACACGCAACTGGTCACAAAACAACGTCAATGTGATCAAAGGCGACGTACTCGATAGACTGGTATGCCTGAAAGCATTTTCTACACGTCCCGATATCGTGATACACTTGGCCACATATCCCAGGGCCAAGATTGTAGATCAAGATCCGATCGAAGGTATACCAAAGGTGATCGGAACAACGACCAACCTACTGTGGCATGCCGCTGAATTTGACACAAAGAAATTTGTATACATCAGCAGTAGCATGGTGTACGGTGATTTCGTAGACGGAACAAAGGAAGATTCAAGCACGAAGCCGCAGAACATATATGGCGAGGCAAAACTTACAGGTGAGAGGTTAACAAAACTTTTCGCCAAAAGAGATGGACTGAATTACACAATAGTAAGACCCAGTGGGGTGTACGGACCTGGAGATCTTCCAGACAGGGTGGTATCTAAGTTTTTTGCGAAGGCAATGAACAATCAAACAATAGAATTGCACAATGGTGAGAACAAAGTTGACTTCACTTACAGGCAGGATGCCGCATATGGTATCATAAAGGCCGCAAGTTCAGAAGTTGCCAATACCAGTTTCAACATCACGGCGGGTAACGCAACCAGCCTAAGGACGCTGGCCGAGACAATAGTAGATATCACAGGAAGTGATTCTGATATAGTGGACATAGGAATGCACAAATTGTATCCAATGAGAGGAACACTGGACATCAGTAGGGCACGGGATCTCTTAGAGTATGAACCAGAGTTCTCGCTGAGGCAAGGATTGGAAAATTACTATGACTGGATTCGACAGTATACAGGTTAGATTCCAACATGTGAAGCACATGGAGTCACCGCTGGTGAACACCAGGGTCGTACCATTTGTTGGCAGTTACCTTGATATTCTAAAAGCAGTTGTGGATGATATTGAAACAGAGTACTTCTGGTTCTTTGCCAACTTTGTTGATTTAAAAACAATTGATGTAGATTACATACCTGAACAGCACGAGCGTGATCAACTTCACGTTTGGTACACCACGCACCCCATGGGAGGACTAAATCAAGAAGGCAATGTGATGTTGATCCCAACAAAGGAATTCAAAAAACAGATGCATGGCCTCAAGTTCCTGCGTGATTTCAAAGATATCAACTTCCATGCTCATCCAACTTTGTTCCAACGCCCTCTGTCTACCACCACGTTCAAACTTTCCGATCCAGTGAATGCGTACAACACGGGCACTGAATTTTACACATGGATGACCAATCGACACTGTGATGTGGACAAACCTAATTTTTATCCTAGTTTCTGGGAAGACGAGAAGATGTATACTTGGGGTAAAACAAAAGATATCATACTAGTACCGAGTGGTAGAAGCATCAAACAGTTATATGATTTTGATAGGCATGTACATTTTGACTATGATTACGAAACAAAACTCATGGACATAGTGTTCCTGTCTTACGATGAACCAAGTGCTGAAAAGTATTGGCAAGTGTTAAAAGAGAAATATCCTAGGGCCAAAAGAATACAAGGAGTCAAAGGAAGGACACAGGCGTACCACACTGCGGCCGCTATGAGTGATACAGATTATTTCTTTGCAGTATTCCCCACAATAGAATTAGATGATAAGTTTGACTTCACTTTTCAACCTGATAGACTGCGAGAAGCCTGTCATTATATTTTCCATGCTAAAAATCCAGTGACCGGTTTAGAGTACGGACACAGGGCGGTGATATTGTACAACAAACGTCTTTGCTTGTCCACAATACATCCTAATTTAGATTTCACACTATCGCAACCACACACAGTAGTACCTCAGTTGTGTGGAACAAGTCATTTCAATCAGTCACCTGAGATAAGTTGGCGTGTAGCATTTAGAGAAGTACTCAAATTGTGTGAGATGAAACCAACCGTCCAATCTCAATTTAGACTGAAGAAATGGTGTGAACTTGGTAAAGGTCGATATGCACTGCTGGTACAAAGAGGTGCTCTCGATGCCGTAGAATACTACAAAGAAGTGAATGGTGATAAAGAAGCCTTAATGCTGTCTTATGAATTAGAATGGTTGAAAGAAAAGTTCAATTCTATTTCTTAAAAGTTTTAGCCATAATCAAAGAAGTCCGAGATTCCATATCTCTTTTCAAAGCAGGTATGTTAAACTTCATATCCACACTTTTTATTTTCATATAGTTTTGCTCTATCGTTTTTTTTAAGAATCTAGCAATAGTATCTTGCTTCTTCGTTTTTAACTCTTTGGCTATGTCGTAGTGTATAGTGAGATTGTTTTTTAGTATGATATTGATATACATTAGGTACTTGACCGGCATGTTCTGGAAGTGTAATCCCTCTAGAACCTCCGGCCATTCCTTGACGAAATCCTTCGTCAACTGTACCCAAGTGCTATTCTTTGGCGGTTGTCTTTTTGGCATCCGCTTTCTTGGTAGTCTTCTTGACTGGTGCTGGTTCCGGTGCTTCTGGATCCTTGGCCATATCTTTCACAGATATGCCTTTATCCTTCGCAACCATCTCGTTCAACTTGTTAAGAAGTATTCTTCCATCGGCAGTGTTGCCAAAAGTGACCATGATCTCATTGGTCTTGAACTTCTTGATAAAGTTGTCGTTGTGCATCATGGCCAACATATTAGTTCCGTCTGGGAATGTTTGTCTGCTGGCAAAATCCGCAAACTCGTCAGCGTCTTGTCCACCTGCTGATTCCACAGCCTTCATTAATGAGTTGTGATATAAGTCCGGTAAGAATTTTGTTCCTACTACTAGACAGTTGTTGGGCTCACCAGGTACAGTTCGGTACATGATTACTACCTTTGCTCCACCGTCTACAAGTTCTCCAATATGTTTGAAGTGTCTCTTTGGACCAGTCGCTCCCTCACCTGCTCCTGAGTCTGCACCCATTGGCATGGCTTGGTCGTTAACGTTCATTAGTGTTGCCATTTTATTTTCCTCCTGCAGTCGCTGGTGCCGTTGCCGGTGCTCCTGCTGTTCCTTCAGGTGTTTGTTCTGGTGCCACTTTGGCCAAGAACGCCTGTAGTTTGTTATATAAGAATCCTACACCTGCCATCTCATTGGCCTTGAATGCACCTCTTGTAGATGCTACATCAAGTATAGTAGAAAGATTCTTCAAGTCGCCTATCGATAAAGCAGTCGGATCCTGTTGTGGAGCCTGTTGCCCTGCTGGTGCCGCCTGAGGTTGAGCCGTCGCTGTTCCTGTAGGTGCCTTAGCAGTCTTGGCAGACTTTTTTAAGTTTTTCTTTTTTGTTGCCATTTGTTATTTCTCCTAATTGCAATTGGTATTAATATACGTATATTATACTAAAATTAGTTATGGAGTGCAACAGTTAGTTTTGATTTATTTGGGCTTTACCACTCAATGCGAACAGGGTTAGGTCACCCGGATTTTCAAAACCAAGTACAGTAACGGATCTCGAAGTATCACCTTGGTAAATTACATCTTTGGTAATTGAATATCTACCGTGGCAGTTCTCATAGATCCATTTACGCATTTTTTCTATATCGGCCTCGTGTGCCTTTACCACTGTGTTTACGAAGTGTGGTGGTAATATCTCTAATTCTCTTTTGAAGAAGTTGTTGGGATTGACCTTCATGTCAGATAACTCCACAGTGCCATTGTTAGCAATCCAAAGCACATGATAGATATGGACACCTCATTCATGAACCAGTCCTTGAAAGTTTCCCATAACATCTGTAGTAGACTAGTCATCGTACTGCACCGTTAGTCCGAAAGGTGCTTCTATGTTCCTCTCGTATGGATTGTTGATTAAGAATATAGTGTCACAGTAGTGTTCGTCACCCCATGTTTCAAAAGGCCAACCATCTGTGAACATCACAAACTTCTTGGGCTCTATGCCTTCTTCTTTCATGTAGTCCCAATTACATTCAAACTCTGTACCACCACCTGAACCCAGTTCGTAGTCTAGCAATTCATCTGCATTGTCTGGTGTAAACACTTTTGGATTAAACACAGCAGTATCAAATGACCAAAGATGTATTCTAAAGTCCTTGTATTGATCCATTATGTTCTTAACTTCTGTAAGGAACTCCTTACATTGTTCGTTGCTGATTGAACCAGATGCATCAAGAGCCAAGCATATATCAATCATCTCATCATTGTTCTGTCCTGGCAGTATGGCAGATGTGTGCCATGACTTTCTACTAGGTCTCATCCAAGTGTAGTCTGACTTCAATGTACTCATTATCTGTTGTTGAAGTATTTCTCTCCAGTCCATCTTAGGCTCTGTAAGATCCTTGACCAGTCTCTGTAAGGCACCTGGTAGATTACTAGCACCTGTGCTCTGTGCCGCACTCACCATTGCTTCTTTTACTTCATCTCTGATCTTCTTCAATTCTTCTTTGGTGTAGACAGGTTTGCCTTTTCCGCCACCTTTGCCGTCCTTGTTGTTTTTGCTGTCACCACCATCGGCCTTGCCCCATTCTTGGTGATCGTCCATTAGTTCACCCATCTTCTCTAAAAATTTCTTACCGTTCTTCTTGGCAGTCTTCATCAAGTCGTCATATATTCTCTCTGAAGCCCAGTCTTTGTATTTGTCGTCTTGGAAGCCTTTGTTCTCACCTTTCTTGCCTTTGGGCATGTCACCGATATTAGAATCTTTCAATATCTGGTTCACAGCATAGTCCGCCGCTATGTTCCAAAGTTGTGGATCTCTGTCGCCGATTCTCACAAGCATGTGTTCGAATACATTGTGCAACACTTCATGTCCAAACAAGAACTCTGTTTCTTTGGGTGTAAGTGAAT